TTGTGACCCATGTATATTCCACCGATAGACGTACACTCTTCAGGGGAAACTTCGTCTGTGCATAAACCATCAGACAAACAACATGCGCCATACTTCGTTAGTGAATCACAGCAGTTGATTGATGAACAATATGTATTCACACCCTGAAAAATAGTGTAGAACAAGTCAGACTGTTCACCTAACTCAAAGCACTCGTTTGCTGATAGGTTGTTTGTGCATGTATAGTAATTTCCAGAGATTAATTCAAACTGACAGCACGCTCCCACCAAACCAAAATCATCATCACAAACATCGGGATCACATGGATATTTTTCAGAGTCACACGGAACCAATGCTCTAAAGTTTCCTCCGAATCGATCACAGAATTCTCTGGTTACGGGGATTCCGCTGGAGTTAGTGCTATCGATACAAAGCGTTTGTTCGTTATCATGATTTTTATTTAAACAACATGAACCTTCTACATCACTTAAGTTGCAAGGTGTTTCAGAGCATGGTGTATCAGGATAGAACTCGAAACTGCCTCCTCTATCCTCACACTCTGTCTCACTAATAAAGTCATCGCAAGTAAATGATACACTATAATCGCAACAAGCACCGTAACTGATGAGATTTGATTTATCAGTATTATAGTTTTTACCTGCAATCGAACACAACCAACTCGCACCCTCGTCGTAGGATAAACAGTTTACGATGTTCACCCCAGTAGAGAATGTGTTATTGTTAGGATCAAAATAGAATTTATTACTAAATGATATTCCTGCTGGTCCATTTTTGATAATGAGTGTTGCTAAGTTAGCCTCACCATAATCAGCAGTTGATCCAAACCGTTTTGTTCTTTGTGTCTCCCAGTGCGGAGCGATACTAATTGGATCTTTAGCATGTTTTGTAAACACTATGTCATTCAAAGTAAACGGAGCATATACCAGATGAACAGACCCTTGCTCAGTATTAATATTAAATGGGTCTTTTTGCACACCGTCAATTTCATTTCCATGCACATGGTAGAAGTTACTACTGTTATAAAGTTTTGGTGATATTGTACCCCAAGTAAGTCCACCGTCACCTGCATCAGGCGGGACAATACTACCTTGATCTGTAAACGTTAGTCCATAAGCATCTTTAACACTTTTCTGATCGATAAGGTATGCGAGTTCACCGACTGACTGACCCAATACCGTTCCATAAAGTTTTGAAGCCTGTGGACCAGATATACCAATGACTGAGTAAGTAGGACCAGTTCCTATTTTTACTAAATCGCTATAGAATACTAAATCACCACTTACACCAAGTCTTCTAAACGTAAGTGTTGATCCGCATACTCCAAAGTAAGGAGCATTAGCGTGACCAATGATTGTTCCTGTTGTAATACCATTGAAGATACCTGTTGTTCCCACAGAGGTATTTAAAATATTTGGAAATGCTCCAACGACTGGTCCTGCTTGACCAGTAAGACCTCTAGGTGCTGCGGTAACTTCGTTTCCTGCTCCATCAGAGAAACGTAAAACATAGTAACCAAAGGCAGGTTTACTCGGATCGTTTTGAAAGTATGTTCCGATTAATTCTGAACCTGTCACACCAATCGGTCCTATAGGACCAGTCGCACCCGTAGAACTTGATGCACCAGCAACACCGCCTGTTCCTGTAACTACAGAGTTATTTGGTCCCGTTGGACCAGTGTACGGACGTATGTGACTTGTGCTAAATGATGCGGTGTAACCTAGTGCCATATAGTATCCTCTACTCTATGTAGGTTAATAACCGTATCCTCCACCGCTAGGTGGTGACGATGGTGGTGGTGTCGGTGGTGGAGTAGGAGCAGGAGTATCGACTGGAGCGGTCGTGGAATCTGTTTCTACAACGGTGGATTGACTCATTCTACTTGCGATTCTTTGTGAAAGTTCTTGCGCACTTTGTATAGAGTATCGTTTCAGATTTAGATTACAGATCCCCGATTGAATGCAGTATTGATCTGATCTATCACATGCAGTGCAATCAGTAGGCTTATCAGTAATCCATTTACGAGAGGTGTCCCCCCACTGGTCACTATTACAAACACCTCTTGAAACACCGTACACACAATCTAAAACATAATAACGTGATGGATCTTGACCCTCTGGGACTTCATAATCGAACGCTTGTCTCTCGAAACAACACGATCCAATCTGACGATCTCTTTCACTACTTTGATAACCCAAAGACTTTCTCACTTCTGCGATCTTATCTGTCACCTCGCTTGAAACTTCAGTTATAACAATTTGTTGGTCACAAAGTCTGCACTCATCAGGCTTGTTCAGATTCTTACAATCCTCAAAACAGTTATCGGGACACTTACTCCAGCGAGTTTCATATTCAGTGATTCGTGAGCATTCAATACGAGAGTTGTAAGAGCATTGACTTAACGATCCTGCTGCATAACTTCTATTGTTTCGATCAGTTCTTTCCTTAAAGTATTGACAGCAACAACCTTTTTCTTTTTCTCTACTCGTGATTTCATCTTCATCTCTATCTCTCAAAAGTTCTAAACAAGACGACTCAATATTTTTGTATCTATTCGTCATCGCATTAATCGATTGAGAAAGTGGAGTTGTATCAATCGTTGTTGCTGAACTTTCAACACACGCATTGTTATTAAATTCTCTAATTAAATTATCCACGATTTCTGTGTAATTGTTACACTTACATGTATAGTATCTTCTGAGATCAACTTCGGCTGTGTTCATCTTATTTTCACATGCGATTTCTTTGTCGGTTGCATATGTCATGATAAGTTCAATCGCTCTATCGCAAGCGGTCTTAAACACTGGATTACTTAGCGGACAATCATCGCATTTTTCTCTGAGAGTTTCACGAAGTTCGTCAACCACAGTTTTTGATGTGAGAGAAAGTTTTGTCGTGATAATGCTATCGTCAATTCGAGATCTAAACCTTGTTTCACCCGCACGAACAGTTGATGCTCTTACACCCTGAGGAACATATGTGTATTCATCTTTCTGTGAGTTAGGTAAGTCTGGTGCGTAGATCCATTCATATCTATCCTTAAACGCAGGTGATGAAGTCTCGTTTTCTAATGAATCATTTTCATATAGTCTAACCACAAGTCGATGGGTATAGCCATGTTTTGAAGTGCAAATTCCAGGCAGTCTAGGATCACTTAAGAATGAATCTGATAAGTGTAAGCCTGGTGGGGCGCCTGGACAGTTTCTTCCCCCCGTAGGCTCACCCAAATCAGGATGACAAAGATGACGTTTACCAACTCCGCAGGGATAGTATTCTCTCCACTTAAATCCGCCTGATTTTGCGTTACAATCAGCGATTGTTGTTACGCTATAATCACATTCACCAATAAGTCCTCCACTCGGAGGTCTGCAACATGCGTAAGCAGTTGGAGTAGAGCAACCACCAGCGTCAACGTCATAACCAGCAGCGACAGCGTTATCATAGTGAGGCACGCCAGGTCTAAACTTCTTAGGAACCCCACGCAAGTTTCTACCAGTAATAGAACCGTAGGTTCCTTGATAGAAGTTGGTGTTTGTTACATAAGTAGATCCGCAATCTTTACGATCAGGTGATGTATTATCACATGGAGATTCAAGTCTACTCTTACCCTGAGCGCCTGATCCTGCACCAAACGAGCCAGGTCGAATCAATCCACCCCAATCCTCAGCATCCGCACCACCATTAATGATGGAGTTATTCACATAACCTAACTGACACATTTCACATGTCAATGGTGCTTGAATACCAGACCACGGTATACCAAAGTTACTAATACCAAATTTATCATTCTGTCTCACAGTATCGTATTGAACAAAACCACCACTACAGAATCCTGGCAGGTTTGGTATTTTTGTATCAGGTGTTAACTCCACGTTACCTGACTCTAAAGCATACTCAGAACTTACATCTATAAAACCTCTAGACGCAGTTGCATTACCACCACCTAATGTCGGTTCGAGACATCCAAGTGACTCTTGATAACGTGGGTCTTCTCCTGCATTCCAAACATAATTTTCATCCATCATGCCTGGACATGTTACTTTGTCGAGACAGAACTTAACAGTGCTAGTCCACACTTGATTTATAGGATCATAAATATCTAAGGCTTTTTTATACGCTGGACTGTCAAAACCACAAGACCATCCGACCAACATGGGTCCGAGTGGAACTGGAGGAGTTTCACTCTCCGACAAACCTCTAGAAAGTGGGTGAACATCTGCTCCATACTGATTGAAGCCTTGACCCGCTGGACATCTAGTAGCGACCTCTTCGAAGTATTCATTTAATTCTGTCGGAAGATCAAACGGGACATAAGGCGCACATCTGCAATCTATGGACTCAAACGGAATACCGCCTGGTCCAGCAAACGATCTTCTCGTTTTAATATATGAATGATAATCACAATACGGATACTGCTCTGGTAATCTCCAACTACCGTAGTCAGCGTCAACATTCGGTCCTGCAAAGGATTCAGTATCGTTAGATCCATCTCCAATCGGTATGTAATTCAATTCAGTGCCAGGAATCGTTCCGCCTGGTCCTGCTGGTCCATCGGTTTCCATGTTATCTAGACCATCTTTATACCCGTGTCTGGTCGTAATCCAAGCAGGATGTTTTCTATCACCACCACCGTCAAAACCAAGTATGTTCGACTTACCAAGATAAGGTAAATTGTCATCATATATTCCATCAAGATTACCTGCGATGTAATTATAATTACCCTGATAGATCTTATATCTTGAGTAACCACCATTTTCAAGATCTATAAATGTAGGTTCAAGACCATGCTGCGGTGGTCCAGGCCATCCTGAGTATCCGAGGTTGATACAGCACATATCGGTTTTATAAATTTCACCAGAGATATGATCCATCTCTGAATCAATGTCATCTCTGTCGATAATATCAGCATCGCTCACAGATGGATATAAACAATCGCTACAGTCTGCGTTATTTGCATATGCGTTTTGAACATCCGTAGCACCGACATTTTCAAGTGGTCGCAACCATGCAGAATTGAATTCATAGTAAGCGAAGAACTTACCTTCACGCTGACTTGCATAATCGTTTAAACGAATTTGACATTCTTGAACACCTAGATAAGTGTCAGGATCTGTTAAGTCACAAGTATAGGTTTCAACCAATTGACTTACAATATCTGCTCCATCGGGAGAGATAATTTGTTTGATGTAGCAATTACCACACATATCAGCGTTTGTGTAATCTATTTCGCATGGATCAATAGATCCCAAAACACCCGTTGATGAAGATGCGGCGAATCCTTGTGATCCAGCGAATCCTTGCGATCCAGGCCCACCAGTTATCACTTGACATGGGGGACGAGGTGGGACTGCTCCTCCACCACACTCTTGTTGATCGGATTCTTCACCTTCACTATCTGATCCTGACGGTGCGCATGTTCCTTGACCTCCACCACCTGCTGCTGGCTGATTACCTACCTCTGTAGTCTCTGAGGAAACATCAGAGAATCCACCGCCTGGATTTGAACCACCATTACATTGTCCTGAGCCACCTCCTGCTTGTCCACCAGCACCACCACCACCAAGAATACCGTTACCACCACCTCCTGATACACGGCAGTGTCTACCGCTACACTCTCCCAGACTAACCTTCCACGCTGTTCCAGCCGCCTGTTCGCAACCGCCCCATCCGATGAACATTGGTGGAAGTGGTCCCTGACCGCCTGGACCATAACCTTGCTCAAGTCGAATTGCAATCTCTTGATTTACATCAGTGGGCGGAGGCTGGATGAGGTGAGAGTTTACCTGCTTTGCGTCTAGTCTTAATGGACACGATGGATAAAGATATGGAACACAAACTTTATGCTCACCTCCTTCTTCAATCGCACCATTCCGAGGTTCATCATCTGGGGAGTTAATGGGATCCCTCGACGTACCAACGCATCCACTATCCCACAAAATCCATTCATCACGAACAGGATATCCTAATATTCTCTCCGCTGCATCAGATATTAAGTAGAATGTATCTTCATTCTCAGAATTCGGCGGTAATGATGCTGCATTCGCACGTTCGTTAGATATTTGTGATCGATGAATACCGTTTAACCAACTGCTAAATCGATCAACTCCAATGGTTGATTTATCCCATGCGACCTCCTGTGGGTAATATAATACGTCGTCATAGGAACGACCACCACAAAGATTTTGATTTATAAGATCCATGTAATCATTAATTCTACTCATAGCCTCATCATATGTTCTTGCACCTTTAGGCCATGGGAATTGAACAACCATCAAATGATCCCTAACATAGTAGGATTCATAATGAATTTTAAACCGTCTTGCATAAGATGGATTCAACGCTTTTCTAATCTCTGCTGATGCTTGGTTTGGTATCTCCCACGAGTTAGTTCCATTGAACCATTCTCCCTCGTACAGTCCTTTGTATGGAGTGCATCGATAAGCAAATTGATTTAAACTAATGCTCTCTTTACCAAAGAATGCAGAGTGATAAACAGGATTGGTTTCACCTTCTATATCTGAACTTGGATTGTTTGATCTGTCATATGCATCACCTTTCCAATGACCATAAATTGGAGATATGGCAGATGTAGGACTATCCCACCATGAGTTACCCTCTGTATCAAGTCCAGAGAACTCATTCGTAAACTGATGTAATGGACCAATGGTATACTCAGGTCGAGTGCTATTTAGATATTGTCTGTCAATCGGATTTTCTGGAATACTCGACTGAGGATTAACAGGAATCATAAATTTACTTGGGTAATTTATCTCCGCATATTCTTTATCGTTGCTTGGAATTGCTCCGACGTAACCCTCTGAATCTTCCAACACACCATTATCAAAAGATACGCTACCCTTCAAACCGATATCATAACCACCCCATTCACAACAATGAGGACTACAAAGTTCTGGTTTCTCCATGCAATCATTAAATGATGTGACGTACGGTTTACCCTTGTAGTCATTACTCTCTTGAGCAGCGAGTCCACCACCCCCAACCACTTGATCAAACTCTGCCCAAGAACATGGACAACCTTGACCTGCACTTGGTAATGGACTTGAAACACCTGCCCCATTAGTCCAATCTATAAGTTCAAACCAAGCATCTTGATCCCACATCGAAGTATTATCGTCATACAAAACACCTCTAATGATATCACTTTGATTCGTAATTGTTTGCCTATAGTCTGTGTAGTTAACAAGTAAAGCACCTGCGTTTGCTGAGTTTGAACCAAAGCAACCACTGATGTTTGGGTCGCCTGGACAACCACATGAGGTCAGTGGATTTTCTTCAATACCCTGAAATCCACCTATGTAACACCTATCCATTGTTACAGGATTAAATTCGTCAGGGAAGCCAGGTAAATCTAAAATATATCCAGTCGCCTCTACAACTTTCGGACAAAATACGTTTGAACATGCGTTTATTTCAACGTATCGGAGCGGTGGTGATATGCTGGCTGGATCATATGTATGAATATAATCTCTACAACCAGTTGTATCAACGGGTTGGGCTCCAGAGTTCGCACTACCGATAGGAACTCTGATTGTTTTACATCCTGCACCAGCATCATATACTCCTGTTAGTAAATGATTTGTGACATTAGAAGAAGAATCATCCTCAGGAACAGGCTCGCCTGGATCAAGTTTTCTGATGAGGCAACCACCTATTGGTCGTTGACCAGTATTGGATTCTTCGAAGCATGTAATAATCCATTGATCATCATTTGCTCTACAAACACCAAGAATTGTATTATCGTTATATTGATCTGTGGTCGCTTTTTCACCACCACCTCTACATCTTCCTTGAGGATTTTGTAAAGCGGTTTGACAGAATAAATCTTTATCTGGATCTTCAGGATCACAAGATATGTTAACTTCATCTCCACTAAACACAGCATCTTTCACACAGTCAAGACACCAATAGTCGTTGATACCATCGTCATTGTCATCACAACAGTTCAATCCGTCTTCAACTTGACCACCGCAACAATTAGCAGAGGGACCGTGTTCACCCGCTGGTAAACCATGACCACAAGGATCTTGTGATGAATCCTCGGACCAACTTTGGAACGCTGCGTTTATATCAATAGCACGTTGAATACAATCATTCTCTGTAATTCCATTCGTGCATTCACTAAAATTACATGAATCAACTACATTTCCGAGACAACACCTACCAACAGGATCGCCAGGAATATTACATGGATTACCAGCACATGTCGCAGGATATGGTGTAAACACATCATTTACACCTGTGCAGTCACTCTGTGGAACAACATCACAAGATTCACATGCACCACCGTTGTTGCAGTTTCTACAGCATCTACCCACATCAGGTATACATGGGTTTTCATTACAAAGAGTATTTGGTTTAAAGTCACCACCAACAGAAATACACTCAGTCTGTGTTCTGTTTTGACAATCAAAGAATCCATTTCCAAGATCGACACAGCAAGCATAAGTAGGTGCATAACAACCAGCCTGTTCACAATCTTGAATACCAACCGCTCCACCCTGACCACCTTCGGATGCAGGACCGTACCATGTTCCTCCAGTAGAGATACCATTAGTCAGTGCTTCACATTCAGATTTTGTTCTTTGGGTACACTCTCCAAAATCAATTTCTCCATTACCGTTCGCATCAAAACAACACGCATATCTGTCTAAATCAAAGTTACAAATTCCTTCGAGTAGTTCTCCGTTTGTGTCATTCCAAGATCCACCAATATTATCACATTCACATTTAGGTATGAGTGAAGATGTTCGTGTTGAGTTTTGACAACATGTTCCTCTTTCGAGTGATCGATCAAAGTAATTAAAGTTTGAATCATAGTTCTCAAGAAGTGATGAGCAACTGTAGAAGAAAGGATTGATTCCGTAAGGTGTGCTTGTTCTCAATTGACATGTTGCACCAGTAATAAGATATTGGAAATTACCAATTGAACTTAACCAACCATCAAATCCGATAACACCAAAATTATCACCCTTCCATCTTTTTGGAGTTATAGGTGTGTCATCTGCAACAGGGGGAGAAAAAGGCCATCTACTATTTCGATGAAGACAAGAATACTGGTTTTGCGTTTCGTTGCATGAACCACAAGAGCAACACGGTCCCGTAGGTAATGCTGTTGAACAAACAACATTACCTTCTTGAATTCCATCAATCGCATCTCCACCGTCAGGCTCAGTCACGATTGGATCACTAGCAGTTCCTAGTATTGGAGAGCAGCCTGGTGTAAACTTACCAACGTACATAATTCGGAAACCACCGATATTATAATAATTACCCTCAACGAATGATTGATTTGCTTCGTTTTGTATATCGAACAGTCTAAGTGTAAATAACGCACTCGCGTTCACATCTTTTTGCTCATTCAATCCATCCTGTAATATGTGACCTTTATATGATCTAACACTACCCACATCACCTGTCTCGATGTCTTGATAGAATATTTCATTAGTTGACATATTACCCTTCGACACAGAAGAGGACCAAATATTACCTTGTAAGAATGAAGTATTATTAGCGATCAATCCAAATCGTTTTCTTTGCAGTGCAAAGAAGTGAAGTTCTTCTTTCGATGGAACATAAAAATTATTTCCAGATCCAATGGGTTTCACTAGTCCTGAGGGATCTACAGCATGACCAGGCGGAGTGTTGTGTTGTAATACAACATCATATACTTCATTAACTTGTTGTAGTTTCTTCCACAAATTATTTTGTTCATTCGTTGGATCATAACGATCTGTGATTGATACGATTGATGGGTAAAGACCTCCAGACGCTAAATAACCGTTTGCAATTCGTCCTTCACTTTGCACGTTGTCCCAGTAACCTTCTAAAACACCACCAAAATATTCAGTTGCTGGTGTTTCTGGACTATTACTTCCTGATGAAATTAATCCAACGTAATTTAGCGGACCTGCTTTTGTTTGAACTGTAGAACCATATCCCCAGTCCCACTCTGCTTCTGCACCATCTGGATCAACATTATAATCAAACGACCAATACCAACCATGAGTATTATAGTAACCATCATTTTGTCGTGTCACTGCATGAATGACTTGTTCTGGTGCTTCCGTTGCAAAATCTAAACCACCCCAATAGTAAGGACCATCATCGAAAACTTGCTCTGCAACAGGATCACCTTCGACGTTAAACATAAACATATGCCAAGAGGTTCTATTTTCAATCTCAGGACAGTTGCTTTGGGTGCAATCAGGATCACAACCACCAATAAGTGTATGACATGTATCGCCTGGATAGAACTGACAATTAGAACAAAGAATACTTTCTTGATCTGGTGGTCCGAAAGTATCGTTTCTTAACGAACATTCAAGTTGAGTGATTCCGTGTACGCAACCACATCCATCGCAACAACATGCTCCAGTTGGTAAATCACCATCATGCTCGCAGCAGTCAATATCAAAGTCAGTGCAATTTTTACCAACACCTTGGAATACACCACCTTCTTCATAACATTGTGTAGGACCATAATCATCACGACACACTTGACCGAAACAACACGGACCCCTCAGTTGATCGCAGCAGTCTCCTGACCAATCAAAATCAGGATCGGGAACTCCGCACAATGTACCGTCTCCTTGATACTCACCGTTGAGAGCATCGCACTCTGCACTATCTGTGTAAACACAAACACCAGACAAACAACAAGCACCTTTACCTGTGCAGTCAATACAACCAGCGATATCATCGGGAGGATTGATGTTACAACCAACACCTTCAGCACAGTTGAATCCTAATTCCTGCGGTGTACCTTGTTGCCAGTTATCTTCACTTCCTGTGATTTCCACACAACTCTTTTTATCATAAGGCCACAAGTAGTCACATCCAAGACCCGCTTCATCTTGAATACGATATGGGAAGCAGCAAGTTCCCATGATCTCTGCTTCAATCTGTTGTGCTTGTGCTTGACAGTCGCAACTACAGGTTGGATTACTACAGATCGCCTCAGAGACTGAATCATAATTTTCACCAGTCACGGGATCAGTTGCAAATCCAGTGATCCACGCTTGAGGATATGGATCAACTTCTCTGTTCCAACGAATCAAGTTTGCACAAAGATCAGAGTCTTTGTTAGCGTTATCGATCAGTTGTTGAATCTCATCTTGATCACCGATTTCCCACTGAATGATACCAGAGTCTTTGTCACACCATGCACCGATCCAAATCTCTCCCTGCGGGTATGCATTACCACAACAAGTTGTATCATCTCCAAAGTATCTACCATCAATTAAGACATTATCACAAATGTAGTCACTTGTTTCACTACAGATGGTAACGAATGAATCATTAGGGTCTTTCGAGCAACACGATCCAGTCGGACAGTATGGTTCTGGACATGGATTTTGCAGACATGAGGAATCTAAACCATTAAAGTTTCCGCCTAAGTCAGCACACTGTTGTTCAGACAACTCGATACAACTGTTACACAAGTTCACGGGATCGTAGAAACAACATGCTCCCTTCGGTAAGATTGGTTCATCACACGGATAACCATTACAATCAAGTCCCTCTGTGTCGCAGTTTACGCCTGGTATAAAGTAACCACCAACGAGATCGCATTCTGTAGCGTTACTTCGAACACAAGTTCCCATCGTGCAGCAAGCGCCCTCAAAAGTTTCACACTCTGCATCTTTACATAGAGTTTCCTCAGAGAACGCTGTTCGAATCGCATCGGTATTTTTATCTTGACACTCCGCACGAGTTGTATATTCTTCGCATCTTATAAAACTACCATCACTAATTAAGAATTCACAACACGATCCTAATTGATTTTCATCCAGACCTAATCTTGAGTCTCCTGTGTAACCAAGACTTGGATTGAGTGGTCGCCACTTAAACAGTCCATTTTCTTTCACACGATTAAACGTAAAGATGTCAACACCATCAGAGAACTCAAACTCCTCCCACGGTGTTGGGGTTAAACTGTCTGGATCGCTTGCATATCCTTCACCCCAACTAAATTTCTCAGATGTTCTTGCCTCAAAAATATCAATACTATTTGAAAGTGGATTCAGATCTAAGTTTGGATTACCAGCAACAAGTCCAGCGTTTTTACCACCCTGAACAATCACCGTTAAGTTATCGATAATGTCATGAGTTGCACCACTAGGTGTTTCTGCACTAGGCAATCTAATATAGCCTGTTGTTGCACCACAGTGAACTTTATGAATATTTCCTTCATTGATGTCTATGTTTACATCAGTTAAGGTATCTTCAGCGTGTCCGACTGCATAAACAGTAAAACCTCTAACATTACCATGACGACGAATAATCTCTCTTTGTTCACCAATTCGTAAAGATAAACTTTCGTGATAGGCAGAAGCACCCTCGACAGGTGTATATGATAAAGAACTCGAATGGAAGAATGTTCCACTCGCACCATCAGCGTATGAACCACCCAGTGTTGACATGAATAATAACTCACCAGTGAGTCCCATGTCAATTCCATCAGGAGCGTTTGCTGCAATACCTTGTAAGAAAATCGTATCATTAACGATTTGAATCTCTACGTCACCACCTTCAGATATGGTTTTAAAGAAAGCAGTTGCACCAGTCACACCAGCAACGATAGATACACCATCACCTACGGTGATAATTTTTAGTCCACCTGTTGTTCCTGTTGTGCCTGTAGGACCACGAATGTCAGCAGCGACACCGTTATAAATGCCACGGTTGTATAAACCTGGCACAGTAAATGTGAAACCACCACCTGTCGTTCCTGTCTCACCAAAGAAAACTAAAGAGTGTTGTTGAGGACTACCACATATTCCAACAAATCTATAGGTTTTAAAATCATAAGTGCGAGATCCCTCTGGTGCAGTGGGACCACAGTATCCTAGACCAAAACCTCTTGGTCCTTGTGGTCCAGTCGCACCAGTTGGACCAGACGCACCTGTAGATCCCTTTGGACCTGTACCAGCAGATAAAGTAATACCACCAACAGAACTACCACCAGTACCACCAGTTGGTCCAAAGACTGGAACCGCACTACTGCTTAAACTTGAAGAGACATTTTGTGGATTACCTATGTAGTTCACTGTGTCCTCTCGTTAGTTGGTTTCTCTAAATGGATTGTTAATCGCTGACGCATAAATACCGTACCACTCTGTTTTTTCTGTTAGATCATCTTTTGTTCCAATAGTTAAGAACTGTATAATATCTATGCCGTCATGAGGAACAGGATTACCATTCCTTGGAAATTTCCAGTTACTTGGGAACGTTGTTTGTGAAAATGTAATTCTCTCTCCAGCAGATTGATTACAATAATCTGGAACTGTTCTCTCGCCTCTATTACCTTTTAATAATACGACGGTGAATGCGTACGATGTTGAATCTCCAAAAAAGAACTTCCAATCATCGTCGTAGGGTTGCGACGTATCAACGATTCTCACGAAAGGTATATTATCTGTATCATCCGATCCAGTTAAATCAAAGAAGTCTTTTTCTGGGTCGATCTCAATCGTATGACCAAAACTCTTACTATCTCTCGCCGCGTTCAACGTGAATAAATCATTTGGATTTATTTTATAAATTAAAGTATGAGAAGAACAGTCATATTCAGACGGTCTAATTCTACCCATGACTTCTTTCGTTTTAAATCCTGTATAATCTAGAGCAAATGTTGGACCTGCATGATAATGAGTCAATGTCGCACCAGACAAACCAGTTGATCCGACAGAGTTTTGATTAAAGAAAACTAATTGTCCGAACTCACCACCTGCATTGACAGCGTTGAAAGTTTTAAATGCAACTCGAATCGTATCGCCTTCATCGATAACCTTAACGCCACCACCACCAGTGATACTCTTCAGAATCAACTCACCGTTAGTAGAGTCTTGGAAGAAAGCACCTCCCGTTGCGTATCCTACGTTCTCACCTTTCAACCAGTAATTGGTTGCACCCGTTGGACCACGATAGTAACCACCATCCGTAGTAACACCATTTGAATAAATTAAAGTTAAATGATATGGTTTACCACCAAAAGGCGCTGCACCAAAAGTGCTAGAGTATGTGATACCAATTAAACGCACACCCTGTGGACCTGTTGGACCACTTGCACCTTGATTACCTGTTGCACCAGTGATTCCCTTCGCACCAATAATAACCTCAGGTGTTCCAGTTACACCTGTGGGTCCACGAACACCGATGTTCAGAGGATGGGCGCTTGTGCTATAAAAATAACTCATAGCCTATCCTTATGTTACGATTTTCAATGTTCCGCTGTCTTGGAATACAGTATTGGTAACTGAACCACTACCTGTGGTTGGTAAGTTAGTCAAACGTAAGTTCTTAATCTCTAGCGTATCAATAATTGCAGCACTAGCAGATGGATCAACTCTAATAATATAATTCATAGACACATAAGGTTGAAGATTCGATAAGTGTGTAAATCCGCTTTGACCTGATAATAGTCCTTGGGATTCACCCTGTGAAACAATAACATTTCTACCATCACCACCAACACGACCTCTTAGATCACTGCTTGAATCGCCCAGAGGAACACGCTCTCGCATATCGGGGGTGAGTGCAGTAAACACACCAGTTTTACTACTTGTATCACTCAGAATTTGAATCGCTGGTCCACCGACAATAGTTGCGTTACCCTGTTCGAACTCACTCAATACACCAACTGGTCTTACGAATTGAGCAACACTATTTTCTCCCTGTGTGTTTGAGTCAAACTCTTCGACAGTTTCGAAGTTTTGATTGGTGTTATCAGTATTGGTTCTGATCGACTGCTCTACAAAGATATACTTACCACCATTCTCTACACCACCAGAGATACCAACAACGAGTCCATCAATCGATTTTGTATTGTTTTCAACATCTTGTTGGATTCTTTGACCCACAACGATACCTGCACTGTCTACCTTAAGACATTCGACCCATCCGTAACGCTTTCCTACAGTCTCATAGTAAAATGGATATGTTGTTACGTTAATACCAGGCACACCAAACTGATCGACATAACCATCTCCGTTACAGTAAGCCCATCCAGTGGGAACTTTGTCTGCTGAACCAGCAAAAGCGTGAACCACTCCAGCAGGAACAATTTCACCTAAAGAAACAGCAACACTACCACCTAGTAAACTACCAACGTAATTAGTAACAGAACCAAAAATGTCACCATCAGAATTTTCTGCGATGCGAGTGATCACAGGTTTTGCAACCCAGCCTGGTGTTGTGGGTCTACGGTTATCTAACCATCCAGCAGTGTATCCACCTAAGAAGTAAACGTCGTCCGCTGTAGCACCTTCATTTATAGATCCTGTTGTATTACTAAAGAAGTCATTCATCTTCACAACACCGCTTGTGCAAAGTTCAAACGAGTTAGCATCTAACTTTTGCGAGACGATACCAACAACCTCAGCATTATAGGCGTTGTTCGCTTGTGCTGCTCTATACTCTGCTGTCGTACCATCTATACCACTATTCCATCTGACTGCGGTTCCCGCTGAGAATCCGTGGTTATTCTGAACAACAGTTATAGCAATCTTAGAGCCTATACCTCCAACGCCTTGAACACAAATATTAGGATTTAGTGCGGAATTGTTACAAGTCATTTATTACCTTTCTACTGGACCATCGGGTAGGTCTTTATTCAACTCTGCCTCTGCGAAGTAGTGTACCGTAATCGAGTCAAGTTTCGACGCACCTCTAATCACTCGGATTTCTAAACCAGATTCTCTGTCCGTGAACACTGACAGATTTTCTGAGTTACCTTGAGTCGTTCTCATTTCACCAAGTGAACTGATTGTACCCGATGTAAATCTCATGTCCTTACCAGCGTCTCTATTGAAACCTTCGTTAACAATACCAGTGGGAGATATGATTCCAACCGTAGGGACTGCACGCATACTTACGGGGAACTTCACAACGTGTAAGAAATTACCTGTAACTACAAACGTCTCACCACGAATATCAGGTTGCAATTCTGTTCTCATCGTATTCTGACCAGTGTTATCACCTAAGTCATAACTGTGCTGATAGAATCTTTGAACCTTTCTAAACTCCGAGTCGAGATCTTTTGTTTCTATAAACGTTGATACGTTACCTTGTTCCAGTTTCACCTGAGCGAGACTGACTTCTCCACCATAATTAATATTCTTATGAGTTCCATCAGGCAAACTAGTCAACTGCGTAAAGAATGAGATTGCTGCGTAGTGTTCAGCGGTCGGTCCTCTAGACAGATTGGTAAACACTTCACCAGATGCTCCATCAGCGTCCGAAACTTCTGGTACGAAGAATGAGTAGGCGTATCGTGACCAATCAGTTCCGAGTCTAAAGTCTGTGATCGGAGTGAGTTTCTGACTCGCTGTAGGACCGACACCAGCAGATGGACCAAAGATGCCACCACCAGTTGTTGCGCCTGGGGTTGGTCCAGTAGAACCACCTGCATAGTTTTGTAACCATGCTAGGTGCATATCACCAGTCACACTACCTTTCGCATAGAACGATGCAGTCATGACTTGTCCTGCGAACGAAGTCACATCAGGAATTCGTTGCTCAACTTTATAATATTCATTGTTATTGGTTCCACCAGCATAAGTAATAGCACCCTTAATGACTGAGTAGAAGTTTGGATGACCCTCTACTTTTACTTGCTTCTTATCAAACTTTTCTCTCTTGAGTTTGTAATCTAAGACTCTGTGCGTTCCACTTGACTTACCTGTGTATGGATTGTTTCCGAAGAAACCTCCTGTTCCCGTTTGTGATACGCGAATCCATCGGTCAGCAAAGAATGTATGTGATGTTCCAGTATAACCATTTACCGCTGTAACACCGACACCTCTTTGCCAGAAGTCAAAACTACCATTGATAAGTTGATTTTCATTTACTCTAAGAACATTATCATAAGTGTATCCTGTAGAACCAGTCGCACTTCGTATGTTTAGGGTTTGACCAGGCGCTGCTTCGTCTGATCCACACACCTCATAACTACCTGCACCAGTATCAGCCTGACTATTTACAGATGCGTTTTGTATATTGACAACAAACGTATTGGGTGCAATTGCATCTAAAATTTTAATTGCTTTCGGTGGTGGAACGAAACTAAGTGATCCGTCCTCACCAAGATAATAAGTTCCTGTGCTAGATACAATGTTCTCACGAAGAGATAAATAACCACCAGTCATAATATCTACAAGACCTGTGGTAGTGTTGACTTCTACGACCACACCCAAAGGCTGTGATAAGTTTCCTGACTTAGTATAATCTGCGAGTCTCAGACCACTTGGCCTAGAAGGATCGAATGCGACGACCTGACCAACCGAGAATGACTCACTCGACGTATCAAAACCTTTCGAGAAGATTGTAGCATCATTACCACTCGCTCCACCATAGTTTGCATCAGTTGAACCACCGCTACTGCTACTACAACCAGTTTGACCAAGAACTTGTCCTGTCATTGGTAAGAACACACCCGTGGTAACACCAGTTGCGATCATCACTGGTTTCGATACAAGTCCAACAACACCAGGCTGTTCTTTCTGAATCTTACCTCTTTGTGATCCTCCATACACGGAGCAGTAGTAAACACAGCCTGGTGAAAGACTGTTACCACCGATTATAACTTTCTTCCAATTTGTGTCGGTGGTTGATACCTCACCTAAGAATGTTAAATCAAAACTATCTTTATTCGGAACATTCGAAACCATACCAACAACTTCAGATGCGTTGATACTGTCACCGTGTGTCTCAGAGTAACCCATCGCAGAGGCGAATGTAAACCCAACATCGGTTCCTTCATTTCTGTAGCGAAGAACATTACCAACTTTGAAGTTGTGGTTGGTTTTATTAATTCGTTTACTATTCGCACCACGAAGAATGCGGGTGAACCCAACTCCGAAGTCACTTGTTGCATAATTTGTATCAAACTCTACAAGCGGACCATCAGAGTTACTGATGACAAGAGCGCCTTCTTTACCACCAGTTGCTCTTGTTCCAAATGGAGTGTACCATGCATCACCAGTTCCACCATACACACCATTACGACCATCAAAGTCAAGATAGATGTTTGATGAGAGTGTAGGTCCAAAGAACACTCGTGATACACCACCCTCTGCACTAGTGCTATATGTTAAACCACAACCAGTGTAACCGTATGGTGCAAACGGATAGTCTTCACCAGTGGAACCAGCAAGCGTACGTCCTGAGTAAATTGAACTATGATTAAGTTTACCCTCTAACCATAGACCCTCTTTCGTTCTCCACATGTTATCTTTGTGTAACATGTAGGGTCGATCAAACACAAAGTGATCTGCGCCTGGACCACCGTTTGGACTCTTGAACACTGAGTCTGGGTTTGGTCCTGTTACTCCACCACCTACAATAAATCCAGCGAAATCACAACCAACGTGATCATCTTGATTATTCAACACCAAGATATTTTGGTCAAAGTTATAACCTATTGTAAATCCTTGTGTGCTGTTACCGTCTTCTCCGAGGTCTGCTCCACCGATCAGTTTACCGTTCACTCGAAGAGACTTGCCAACACTAACATTATTACAGAACGTAGTATGTGTTCTTAAAACATTACCGCTAAACGCAAATGCAAGCGTACCACCAGTGGAACTGGCGTGCATCATGCCGTCACCAGCAGTCGCACCGTAAACTTTCAGCCTATTTAATTTACCGATGATGTCAGTATTTGTTCGAACTCTCCAAGTTTCAAAGGTATCGTTTAGTGATACGTCTGGAATCTTATAGTTTCGGAAAGCAGTTGATAGCGTGTAACCTTGAGCGCCACTATTTGTAAAATCAAATTCGTGTTTACCATACTCACTTGGGAAAATGCTCCCCGTACCACCAGGCAGCGCCCACGGTGCAGTGTATCCTGCGATACCGTAAGCGTAAGTGTAACCTGTGCAACCTCCGAAGTAACCTGACATCTATTTCTCCGTTATCCTAGTGATACTGGTGTGCCATTCATAAAGTAAGGCACATGATTAGCAAAATAAATTATGTTTACGATACCTGTGGGAATAGATCCCTCTGATGCTGTGTAAGCACCCATATTCAACACCTCCATTTTATAGCGAGATGCGCCTGGTGCTGACGAGTTGTAGTATCCTTGAGCGTTATCTAACAGTGTGGGATCAACCTCAACATTCGCAAAACCATCTTGTGCTTCAAACTCTCCACCATCTGGATTCACCTGTGTTTCTCTATACTGAAGATAAACAAAAGGCTGACCCTCTGAAGTTGAAACTGTAAATGTTTTTTGTGAGTCCACATAAACAGCATAACCCAACTCTTTGTCTTGGGGTCGAATCAAAACATAGCCTGGATTCAAGGTAACATCAAAAGTGCTGGGAGAACCCGCTGAGCCCGTAAGTCTACGAACACTTAATGGTGCATCTAAAATACCACTGTCTCCAACGACTTTTCTTGCTAGTGCATAGAACTGAGCCTGAAGTAATGTTTGCATTTGGGTCAGTTCTCTTGCTTGAATAGCAAAGCCTGGACGGAATCCCATCTGCAAAAAGTTTTTTGTTTTATTGTAATCATCAAGACCTGAATCTTGAAATTCAAAAAATACTGCCATGGTTGCTTCCTTACTCTTATATGTATATCAGATTTGTGTCACACCGTCACCACCGATGATCGCTCTAAACACAATTCCTTGAGATTGTGTTATAGCATCTGACGCTCCTAATTTATTTGTGTAGAGAGGTATCGTGTCCGTTCCAAATCTACCCTCTCCCTCATCAAGACTCGATGTAGCATTCGCTTGAATGATACTTGCATCTGCACCAATTTCCGTACTGATCGTGTCTGTTGTTCCAACAGCGAATCCCAAAGTTGGAACTTCTGAACTAGAGAATACTGAAAGATCTGATCTTGCTGCTTTGACACTTGTATTAAGTTTTTTCTGAGTTCCCGAATCAGTAGTATAATTAATTTTATAAAGTCTATCCAGATTATTAATTTTATGATCACCCCTAGTTAACTCAACTTTTTTTTCTGTTACATCGATGGCTGCTATTTTATTTCCTGTGCTTCTCGTCCCACCCGATAGGTTTGAAGCATTCAGGGTATCACCCACCGCTAAACCCGTAGTCGTCGATAACGTAACTTGATCTGACATTCTGAAGGCGGTGTTTTTACCCAAAACCGTTTCAATGTTTTCTCCACTTGAGTGCTTTAAGTTTTGAACAAGAGATACAGAATCAAAATTAGTTACATTTGACACCTTTTGTATTTCGGAGGAATCAATATGTGCGACGAACATACCTTTGTCAGAATTTAAGATACTTGGAAAATCTAAATTACCTAAAGTAATAATTGGTTTGATAAGAGGACCAAACTTACCTAAACCAGTGATAAATTTAGACCCCACTATTTGGTCAACGTCAAGATTATAAGTTCCATTTTTATCAGGATCACTGCTTAACTTGAGATTGTTTACTGATGTGGTATAACCCGAACCACCATCTAAAATTATAATGTCTCGTAATGAATAGCCTCTACGAGTGGTCACAGCATTGTCGCTGTCGAAATCAAAAGCAAAGTTAACATTTGCTTCATCTCCTGTAATTTGTTTAAAGTTAAATGATGGTTTTTCGTCCCATCTAAGTTCTTTGATCGCTGGATCTATATCAAACCGAATAATTCTACCTTTTAAATCATTCCAGTAAGATAAAGTAGAGTTACTCAACTTAAGAGAACTTGTCGATGGTGCATTGTCAATATCATCTTTTGATGGAACAGGTATGTGTGATGATGTCAAAAACTTAAAAAACTTACCAGTAATATTGTATAACCGAAGCCATCTATATCCATCATCTGATGATATGATTGTTCCAAAGTTACCATCAGGTCTAACCGTACTGATTGATCCTTTTTGATAAGCATCACCATTTTCAATACAAAGATAGACTGATAAAGTATTATCAGGGGATGTAACAAGAGCGTAGTGGTTTGAGTTTTCTCTATTTGGATCATAAGCGTTAAATACTTTACCACTTCTCCAGTCATTTCTTTCAGCGACTAAAGCAAAACTATCTTCACCGTCTATAGTTTTTCCTACTACAGCACCACCTAGTGTTTGTTTTGCCTCATCAGAGTTTACTGACTCATCTCCCTCAGCAGAAAACCTACCAACCACAAAAGTGATAGGATTAACCTTAGACTCATCTACGAAAGTCTTCGCAAAAGTTTTGTTTATTAACTGAACTATACCAGCGTTTGCTTTCGAAGCCATTTTATCCTCCTATTGACCCACAACCCGCAGTCGATTCTGTCGCATTGTTCGGTGAACCTACGTTAGTATTTATAGCAGACAGAAACAAGAAAGCGCCTAGAGATATGTTTTTCATTTCTGTTGCTGACTGCACCGTGACTGACCACGAATTCGGATGATGGAATATTCTGAACCCATTGATACCAATTTGTGCTGCCTCTTCACCCCCAGTAAATCCTGTTCCACCGATACCAGCCCAAGGGTGATCTGCACCGCATATGCCTAACGGGAATCCCATAGAGAATCCCTTATTCAATGCACCAAACCCACCTACTTGATGTGCGGTTGTACCAGCCTCGTCTTTATACCACAGTCCACCCGTATCTTGAAAGTGCTGACTCGTATATGAAATACCTGACGCTGCGACATACGGATTATATCCACATGGGTACAAGTCCGCTCCACTTGCATTATCTCTCAAGTTTGTAGACGTTGAAAAACGATATGGTGTGTAGTTACCGATGACGGGAATCTCAATCGGGACTGTTGTACCAGTTGTGCCTGGTTGATCAAAGATGTCTGTAAGAACGTAATTACCCGCGATAAACATACCAGCAGGGTGTAATACTTCTTTTACATAATCCTTATATGAGTCCCAATTAATATCTGTATCGATTAGATAAGAATAGTTTTGGTAATACTTGTTGTCATGGATTCTAGAAAATCCACTGATCAATCCCTGTTCATTTCCATAGTAGACACCGCATACTGAGCCTGGTGCAGCAGGTTTACCAGCAGCATTGAACTCAGAACATGCTTCATAAGTTGCTCCTGCTGGACCAGTGTATCCTGCGGACGCTCCCAGAAACGATCCCTCCGAGCATACATGTAATAATTTTTTAGGATAATCAATCTTTACATCGGTTGCATAAAAAGTCTTGAAGAAAAAGTCATATGCCTCTTCTGTGCTTTTTAATTGGTAAAAGTTTTTTACATATCTCAAAAAGTTACGAACATTAACCGAGGAGTTTGCAGGGTCGTCAAAGTTTACGACGTTTACGGACTCGCCCTGCTCATCTTGTTTAAATGTTTTATTGGGAAGTCCTGTAGCGTAGATGTTTTTAAATATCTTAAGCATCTCATTCGGACACTCATCGATGTCTTTCAGTAATGCTACTCCACCGATGCCCTGTTGTAGTTCTAACCATTTATAGAAGAGTGCTACAAACTGAGTAAACTTATCGTATAATTCTGTAACGTGACTAGGTAATCTATCGATAGCATAAAAATTAAAATCACTTGATGGTTTTGTCTCTTGTAATTCTTCAGAAAACGCAATCTGAGCATCTACAGCCTTCGCCCATGAGTCTAAGAACTCACTAGGTGATCGAGCGGTATCTCCGTCCCCAGATGCGCCTCCTTCAAGAAAAAATGTCATGACGAAAGAACTTCCAAGTCACCGACTTTAGTTGAGAACAAAACCGCTCCCTGTGCTAAAACAGTATTTGATCTAGGTCTTGCTCTAATCTTAAACTCATCAGTATTTTGAATATCGTTAAGTTGAATCAAACCAGTTTCATAATTTACTGATCCTACATTTTTTATAAAAGTTGCATCCTGAGCGGAGAACATTTTTATAATTCCTCTACCATCATCGAAGACGTAAACTAGAGGGAATGACCCGTTTATATTCGCTAGGAAGTTAGTCGATCTAACTACGCCTGGTAGATTTGTTCTCTGTAACTGGTTACGGAGAGGGATGGTATCAGATATAGAGCCTTCTTCAACTGTTCTCTCCATATAAACCTCTAGTGTGTCTCCAATGATCCCATCATCTAAACTTGTTAAACCTACAGAGAATATTGGATAGTTGAATGCAACATCAAATGCTCCTCTCTGGTAACCGTTTATGTAATCTACAATATTTGACGTAACAACATCTAGACTTGTACCAGAACGAGTTGCATCCCAGAAAACGTTACCCTCTATAACTAAGTCTACAGGAATTGGTTCAACGAAAGTAGGAAGTATTGTTACCACTCCCTTATCTTTCATAAGACTCAACACGTTACTTTTTTGTCCAGAGGTCAATGGACCACCATCTACACCAACAGCACTCACATAAACTCGTCCGTAATTAGGAGGTTGATTTTCCTCACCACCCCACACATTAGCACGAATTCCAGATTGACTGATTCCTGCTAAGTGATCGGATGCTGTCACATATCTACCCTGTGTTTGAAAGAACAGTGGGGCGTTCGTACGCACACTTTCAATATCTTCTACTTCTGATCCACCCACACCTGCTACAGTGGTTGTGATTACTGATACACCAGATGTATTGCTCACAAACTGAGCGATGTTATTACCATTTGAACCAGCGGTTTCAAAGTATTCGAATCGAACCAATGCTTGATTGTTAGGTTTTTTACCTACAAAGTTATCACCGAAGTAAACTGCGTACTTGCCTCGTGTGCTTGTTGTTAAGTAATAAATTTTAGATTCAGCGGTGACACCAGCGATACTGCCTGGTAAGTCCGTAATATTCGTATATTCACTCTCTTGTCCGTTACCATTATCAACATAAACTCTTAAAGTATTTGTATCAACATTCTGTGACGGAATTTCAAATTTTTGATGATTTATAGATGAATCGTACTGATAGAATCTATCATTTATCTGTTGACCTTGATATAACTCAATCTCTGTATCACCCGATACGCCGTATGATCTAACTGGGGTCCACTTTAGTCCACCACCAATGAAGAGATCGCCTGGTTTGAGATTTGTTGTTCCTCGCACAATAACTTGCGCCCTTGCACCTTTTGTCGATGCAGGAAGATATGACAAAGGTTTTGCATGGGAAAAAACGGATTCTGCTCTTTGTGCTGTATCGAGGAACCCTTCGTTCGCAATCATGTTTGCGTAATAACCATAGAGTGTAGAGTTATATGCTAACAAGTCCAGCAGTGCGGACATCGCAGATCCCTCGAAGTCATAATCATTGAATATTCCAGAACCTTGTAAATAATTTCCAAGGTCGGTTCTCAATTGACCAAACTCAAGATCTCCTAGTTTAATGAAAGGGCGATCCCCTTCGTATATCTCAACCATTACCCTACCCTCTCTGTGACTATTTTAATATCAACAGTTTCTACTGCTGATGAAGTTACTGATTTTAGACGATATAAAATTCTAACGTTTAGTGTATTTTCATCTCTAGTATCTAGAACTGAAACCTCATCAACAATAATTCGTGGTTCAAATAAATCGAGTTGTTCTTTTATCTCTTCCTCTAGTTGAAACATACCCACACCAGGCAAGTTAGATTCAAATGGATCAAAAAGAAAATTTCTTACACCTACACCGAAGTTAGTGTTAAATGGTTTTTCAAATTTGTTTGTAAGCACGATAGTCCTAACAGATTGTCTAATAGAGTCTGAGTCGAACACCCTAAGAACATCACCACTCAAACCCTGACTGACGTAAAACGGAGACGGTTTGAAAAAGAAGTTTAAGTCAGAATATAGTTTATCCTCAGTTGAACTTTTCGTTGCAACTTCACTACCCGTAAACCCTGAGTTTCTGACGTATACTGACATGGCTGATTCCTCTACTTATTTATATTCTTAAGATTGAACATATAAACCATCTCTTACACAAGTCATAATATTCGTGTGTCTTCCTCCCTTTTGGAAAGTATGCTTGATACCAACAATTAACCACTTACCATCTAAAATTGAGTATGCATCCGCACCAGGCTCTCGTCCAGTGATTCCCTCAATATTTACTGATGGTGCGTTTTTTAATTCAATAATCATACCAACCTCTAATCCAAAATCGCCTGGAACAGTAATCATTATCTCAGATGATCTTAATTGTGTTTCCTGTGCTTTTCGCAGCAGTGGAGTATTCAGGGGGGTGTTCCAAAAACGAACGTCTTTACTTGCAACATACTCCAGATACTCTGGATACTTTTCACCATAGTTTGGGAAGTTGCACTCAGTAACGTATTTAGGAAGAGTTTTTAATATTATATCAGGATCTACACAACCACAAACATCAGATGTAAACCCACCATCTGGCGGAATGACCAATCCAGTTTCTTCATCTACATCAGCCTCAGCACCGCAGACATATGATCCTGCAACATCTTGGTAGGGAGGTCTAGCATAATGATCCTTCACCGTAAAATCAGCAGGAGAGAATGTTACTCCCTGTTGTCCATGATCGATATCCATGAATTCTCTTTTATCGAATAGATCATCGTCTAACCAACCTTCCCACCACCATGTGTCTAGATCAGTTCCAACATACTCTTCTCCGAGTCTTTCACGAATTAATTCACATTCAAGTTTTAGATTTTCATTTATCTCAGTTCTTAAAAATTCACATATTGCTTTTGTATCGTCGCAACCATCCTCACTAATTTCTGTAATAGAACGAGTCTCACCCTCAAGATCTATAAATGTAGGAGGGGGACCAAAATCTGGTGGTGTAAAGTCCTCTTCATTATTCTCTGCTATTTTTTGTAAAGTATCAGTGATGTAATTTCTATACCTACACTCTCGATAGGCATCTTGAATTGATTTTATAAATTTTATTTGCTCTATAAGTTCATTTCTTAGTTCTTCGATTATGCGAAACTGATCTATATCTAAGTCTGTGTATGAATACCACGCATGTTTTGAATTACCTAAACCAAGATTAGCGGTGTATCGAAAACCATAACTGTCAAAATCATCTGTCAATACAGATGGTTCAGGTATCATAGGGTCGTCAAAATCCTCTTCTATAGAAACTGGAGGGTAATCTTCAACATGCTTAGTCTTACCCCAATCTTCTCGAATATCATAAGTTGCTCCTTGGGTTACAAACTTATCTTCGAGATCGTATCGATTGGTGCTATATTTTACATGCGGGACTCTATAAGATACGGGTTCGAGATCGTAATGACACTCCGCACGAACGGTTTCAAACGGTCGCTGTCTTTCGAGTGTAACATCATCGAGTCTGGTTTTTGATTCTTCTAATTCTTCGTATCCCATAGTTGCTCCTATTTATTTATGGTTCTCTTGGTCGTCCGCCATTATAGGGATTGCAAATTGATTCTTGACAATCTTCTGGTGGAGCATTCTCGTTTGCTTCGGGATAGTCTCTCCCTCGAACACAATGCGTTCCCCGATAGTGTCTCTCTGACAGGTCGATCTGACTTGTCATGTAATCAAATAATCCAAGACCTTCGGGTGATTGGATATCAGTGAATGCTGCAAGTCGTTCTTGATTTTGACCTCTACACGATGGATATTCATTATCCCAACCATCGGATTGCTGTATGGGCCACCCATCTTCTTCTGATGGTCCTGTGATACCATAGCGATTTAAGAATACTCTGTTACAACTGTTGGCTAACCACTCTCCCTCATCAAGAGGATAATATTCATTACTTGCCAGAGGTAGATCCTTTGATGGTAATGATGACACATAAAATTTTGTAAAGGCAACTTGCTCGTCTAAGTCATAATATAAAGGTTGACCAGTTTCCTCGTCAATAATAGGTTCTCCTTCTTCGTCTGTTATTGAATCGTATTCGTCTCGTATTTTTTCATACAAATTTCTCAAGACATATTCCCACGGAGGATATACACCTATATCATCACTGTAGTTACCGTGTGTGGGATCAAAGGAGAAATATATTTGTGCTGGATATGGATTGATCTTACCCGATGGTAATCTTTGTGGACCAAATCTTTCAACTATTTTATCAAACAAGTATTGAGTGATACCATCGTTTCTCTCTTCGAAATGATTCCAGTAAAAAGCAGGAGCATCTGGACTTTCTAGTTCTTCTTTGCTTAATTTTTTCCATCCTACAAAAGGCTCACTGTAACAATTTCTATCCTCTGTGCATAAAGGCTCTAGTTCTACAATCTGACACTCATCTTCGTCAGGACTTACTCCGTTTACGCACTCGATGTCATTCGCTGTGTAAACATGTTCAAACGGTAAATCAAAACATTGAGGAGGTTTTGGTGGACACGCTCTTGGTAAATCATCTAATCCACTTCCTAATCGACCATCCAAATCATTACAGTGTGAAAATCCTACTGGACCATCTGGTGCAGGGGTAACGTCGTTAGGTTCTCCATCGTCACCGATAAATTCATACTCAACACACTTTGCGATACATCTGTGACAATCACATTGACAAGTATCGGGTTCATATTCGTCATCTACACATGGCTTATCCACATCCACTTCGAAACCACAAGTATGATATTCACTACACCTCCATCCTGAGATTGGTCCAAAACCGAAACTGTTGTAAAAGGGACTCTGTATAAGATCTATATCTTCTGGTACTACATCACCTCCTACAGAATAAGGTTGACACGGGCCCTCACCTGCTTCACCATCACAAACTCTATATCGTTCAAACTCATCTCCAACACTCACCTTTCCCTCGTCAAGATACTCCTCTAAATTATAGAATCCCTCAGTTGGAAACTTCACAACGTAACTTGGTCTGCATAAACTTCTTGCTAAAAATTTTGCTGGATCTTCCCGTGGATCAACAATCGGAGGTGGATCAAAAGGATTGAAGACACTTGGATATAAGTCTTCATAGTCGTAAGCACAACAAAATTCTTTTTTCTTTTCTAAGAATGATTTAATATATTCTAAGACATACTCATTGACTTGTGTTTGATCTTCGAATACATCCTCTTCGTCTACATCGGAACCTCCTATGTCAATAGGAAAATCAATTCCTAATGACTCAAACAATTGTTGCCGATAACTAAAGATTAATTCATTAGTAACAGGATCTAGTATTACAGAAGCGAATATCCCCCCGAAGGAATATGATATAAAATCATCACAAAGGGGATAGTCTGTTGATGGACAATAAGGTGTCGGATAGAATGCTCTGCTTTTTCTGCAAGCACAACTATCACTACTCCACATTCCTCCTTCGGGGGAATCTACCTCATAACTATCGAGACTTATAATCCCACTGCTTAAATCACATAAATCTCCATATGTGTCACTATTTTCGCCTGGAGTTAAATTATCACAATCAATACAGTCACACATTCTTACGTTATCATTACACTCTCCATTTTTGCAGCATGAACCATAAGGATTGTATGGCTCAGGATCTCCACATACTGACTCCCCGTTTTGATGTCGCTCACCACACGGAAGATTTTTATAAACACCTCCAAATCTCCCACAACATGATTCTGGTATTGAATGGGCGCAACGTCCATTTATACAACATGTCCCACCTAACGATGGATCACCACCCTCTTCTGGGTCGGGTGGATTACAAATACTACTTATGTCGAAACAGTCATAATTTACGCAATCTGAATTGAAATAATCAAAAATACTTGAAGGCCCCTCAGGTCCAGTATAACAACAATCCCAGTTGTCAGGTTTTAAACAAGGGAGACTCCCTGGCGTTCCACAACCATCCCCGTAATCTCCTGGCCATGGGATTGTGTTGCAGTAAGTACCTACCCCTCCATATATCGTTCCACCTTGGTAGTTTTCGGCGGCTAATTGCAATCCTAACGATTCACATCCACTCTGTGACATAACTGAACAATATGTGACATTTTCCGATTCATACTCTGGTTTATAAAACGCACAACACCCGCCTGGACAAACCGTACAATGATCTCCACCAACTGTCAGACATGGCGCTAGTACGTTGCTTACGTCACAACCTTCTTGTATGGCTGCTGCATATTTCTCCGCATAAGATCTGCTGCATGCCGATCCTGAAGCACTAAAATCACAAACATCTTCTTCTTCTTCATCACATCTACAATCTACGTCCTCACATACAGTGTTATCTCCCTGCCATCTACCACCTATATCATCACAACTTAATGTTGCTGGGTTTGAGTCAGATTTTGTACGCTCACTACATCCACCCACTGTGCAGCATGCACCATAGATAGGATCTTCGCATCTTTCTTGACAAGGATCATCTTCGCACGATAGATCAACATCACAGAAAACATTACAAATCGACTCTGTTTGAGGCTCGTATTCTGGTGGATCTGAGCCTGGGATTATCTGCTCAATAAGTTCACCGTCTGGAGTTCTTCTATTTGTTCTTCTTTGATCTCCACAATTAGTGTCTTCTCCCTGAAACTCACCACCTAATTCATTACACTCTAATTCTGACGTATCATCTACGCAAAAGTCAGGAACATTCACTGGACTGTTACAGAAACAACAAGCACCCTCTTCATCGTTTGAAGATTCATCAATACATTCTGAATTACAAACCTCTAAATTCTGTGTGCAAACGTAATCCGTAACTGGTTGAACAAAAACCTCAAGTCCTACACGCACCAAACCCGTTTCTTCATCAACAAAATCATTATCGATAAAATATTTTTCAGCGTTAACTTTAGGATGTATTTCATCCTCGTCCTGAAGACAAAACGGTGAACAGGGTGTAGCGTAATTTTCTATAATAGGAACATCTGCGACAAGACTGGGAGGAATACCAGTCGGACCATAATGTATAAATGCTGCGACACCAATATCGTCACAACAGCACATGCGATGCATACTCATATATTATTCCTCTTCAGCGCCTTCTCGCGTTGTCTCATCCTTACAATCCTCGGTAGACTCACCATCACCACCTTCAACATCCTCTTCATCACACTCTCCATCCACTGCGTTCTCAGCAGTAAAGAAGTAATGAGGTTGATTATCTTCTGCGAAGTATACTTTCATATCAACGATAGGGAAAGACCCCAACACAGGAAAATCATCTAAATCTGTGGTTACACTTTCGAAAGTATCAAAACACTTCGCCCATTGTTCGATGACATTGTTTTTCATCGCAGGTTCATCACCACTTGGAGTGATTGGTTCACTTACTTCCAGTCCATCCTCATCTTGTTGCTCACGATTCACAACACGACAGAAAGAGCCTCGGATTGGTTGTATCTTCATACAACTATCTTCCCAAATTTCAGTGTCCAGTCGATAGCCTGGTGCTTCCCATCCTCTACGTTCCTCGTAATCATAGTAAGCATCATTACCTTGTTCCATAGTATTAAAGGCTGGTCGAGCAAAAATATTAACGTCACTGTACGGACCATTTAAAACAAAAGGATAAACACGAGTATCGTCCTCGTCATCAGGATCTTTTTCGTGAACGACCCATGATCGCAACCCACCACGTTCAATCGGTTTTACCAACCAGTTAGGTCTGTTTTTCTCATAATCAAAAGCAAGATAGACTTCGACCCATGCGTATCTCCACTCAGCAAATCCTTTTTCTATTTGTTGAAATCCGAAGATTGCAGCAGGAAAGTGATCTTTTTGTCTACAATTGATTCTAAAATAAACTGTTCCAATAGAATCACGATACCACCTTTTATACTTCTCAGCATCGGGTCGGGGTCTGTAAAACTTCATGGTATTTACTAAAGCACCAGAATTTTTTAATCTTAATGTATCTGTGTGTCGGATGACACTAAGATTTATAATTCTTCTTTTTTGATTTTCAGCAGTTGAGGTAACTCCACCTTTAAAAGTTGCAACAGGTTCTCCATCACCAATAAGTGACTCGATTGACTTAAAGTTATATGCACCATACTTATCTTGATAAAAGTAAAAGTTTACTGCGTTTGGATTCTCGCTGTGAATAGAATTTTCTGCAAGTTGAAACAACAACTCAAACGGTTTCTGTTCATCGTCTTTTCTAATGACAGGATATGCACCCTGAGCAGGTTTATAATAAACGCTATTACCTGTCTCTTCAATATTAGGTGTCTCGAAACCTAGTTGTGCCGCCTCGGTGACCTTCTCAACAAGTTCGCTAATTTTACCCTTAAAGTATGGATCTCCTTCTTCACCTGTAATTTCAAGATGTTGTGTAGTCTCATTATTCTCTAAGTAAGCGACATCAGCGAAAGACAAAGCATACGCTCTACCTTGAACTACACCGCCCTCATCACCGCTTAAATCAATCGGAAGTATGGAGTATATGCGAAAGTTACAGCAAAGATTTTTAACCCCATCGCCTACTGACTCAGGTGTTTCAAAAGTAAGTGAAATATACACTGGACCTTTATCAAGTTGCAGTTCTTCCGCCCATCCAGTGACATCAATAACTGATGCTGCACCACTTAAACAAGGATCGAACATATTTTCAAACAGTGATAAAGCATCTAAGGCTCCGTGTTTCAATAGGTCGTATTGACCTACATCGGTGAGTATGGACGCATCTGTTATATTTACATCAAATTGAGATACAATTTCTTCTGCCATATTAAAGAACTATTCTATTATCTACGGGGTTGATTGGAACTGCAAAACGACGATCCCTCACATCTTGGAATCTAGTGCTAAACTCTTTGATTGAATACTTATCTGAATTCAAGGCATCTCTAAACAATTTAAAAGCCTCAGACTTGAACTGAGGATCTAATAATCTTAACTTACCTCTGCTAATTGGAGATTCGAATCCTGTTTGAATATACACATCATCATTTACATCATCATTAGTAGTTGGATTATTTGTAGACGGAGGTGTGTAATAAACTGCTGCGTAGTCTTGGTCATAGGTGCTACCTACATCCGAACCTAAAAATCCATTTATGATTGTATTTGTATAATTGATTGGGTTCACGATGGGATCTCCGTTTGATCTTTTCACTGCACCTTCATTCGCTGACGCTCCAGCGATTTTAGTAGTTTTAATATTATACAAAGGAGATATCGGAAAACCAGTCTTTTTTGATTGGAATCCAACGAGTTTTTGATCTTCGGGTTGTTCGACTCTTTTTATTACACCGATGACTTGGTTTGATCCTTGATTATCAAATGTCAAAACATGTTGATTTCCACGCAGTAAACTCTTAGCATTTGCATTGTTTGGAATTACTGTTGCTTTACGAAGTGTCTGATCCCACCGAGTAATTTTGTATACTGAATATTCACCATTATTTAATACGGGTTTGGGTAATTTTCTTACTTCACCAGATCGCACATAATCTTCAAAGGGTACACCTGCTGATGATGCAAGAATTAAAAAATCACCCTCTTTAAAATCCTGTGTTTCAGTTCCGCCAGTTTTTTCGAGATACACAGTCAGTTGTGATCCATAAAGATCTTCTATACCTCTGTCAAATCCAGTTCTTGGAAATTCACTAAAAGGATTGATTGTATTGGTAAACAAACAAACTAACCACCAATAGTCTTCAGTACCATAAACTTTTTTTGCGATAATATCTGGTGTGTCTCCAAACTCTATAAAATAATCGAAAGTTGGTCTATTCGTTTCCGCATAAGGTTGGAACAAAAAAGATACTCTACGAAATACGTCCAACATTTCGACACCATAGATATCCTCAAAAGGAAAGTCGTAATTAAGTTTTGGGAATTGTTCAAAAAACATATGTTTCCTTAATTTAAAGCCTCATGTCTTTGGTGTAAGAGATTTGTTTCGGTAAATGTCAAGTCTAAGTTTACAAAAGCAGGTTTTCCGTTTTTATACATGACAGGTTTTCCTGCACCACTAAAATTAACATTGAATCCAGTTAAAACACATTTTGCGGGAACACCCACACCCACAACCCTACCTTCTTTACCCTTTTGAAGAAAAGTTATTTTAAACTGATTCGGAACCGTAAATCGTGTGGACAATTCAGCACCCTCAAATATTTCCGAAGGATATGAATTCTTTCGAAAGGTGTTTACAATATTGTCTAATGCAACTGCATCAGAATTACTTGTTGCTGCTAACTCATATGAAAAACTATGAGTTCTAAAATTAGGAGCCTGGTACAGTTGCTCCTCCTGTGGATTTTGTACGGTTTGTGATATGATACCCATAGCGTTTTCAACCGCACTAGGTAATACATTTTCAGCGATTTGTGCAAGTCCACCAAAAATATCCGCAATTGATGTCGTGTCGCTCACATTTGAAATTGCGGCGATAATGCGACCATTTACAACTTTATACCTATGGGAGTTTCCCTCTTGAATTTGATTTGGTGCGTGAAGAAATATTTCATCAATTAGATCACCAAATCTATCTTTTGATTGAGTTTCATTTAATAGGTTACTAACAGGTCTAAAAATTTGAAACCTGACATACAATTCATTAGTGCTAAACTCTTCAATTGGAAAGTGGTATCTAGACATATTCGTTCTCCATACTATATATTACGTCATGGCTTACAAATCTAGATACAGACCTCAGAACGTTAACAAATACATGGGTGATCCACATAAAATTATCTGTAGATCCATGTGGGAGAGAAAGGTTTGTAAATACCTCGACTCAAATAAGAACATACTTCGCTGGTCGAGTGAAGAAATATCAATACCTTACTATTCAACTGTAGATCGAAAAATGAGAAGATACTACCCCGACTTTCTCATAGAAAAGAAGGGTAAGGAGAACGAAATCGATACGATTCTTATAGAAGTTAAACCGCTCAAGCAAACCATAAGACCAAAACGAGGAAAGAAAACAAAAAAGTCATATCTAAACGAATGCATGACTTATGAAACTAACCTAGCAAAGTGGAAATATGCGAGAGAGTATTGTAAACAACGAGGCTGGAAATTCTTAATTCTTACAGAAAAGGATATCTTTAGTAATAAATAAAGTAGGGAGATGATATGACCACCGATCTGAGAACCATCACGGATAGAATCAATCAGTTTCAACTTGCAAGTCCTAGCAAGTTTAAGGTGCAGTTTTTTGGTGGACCCTCTGGGGTTAACCTTGGTTTTGACGGAGGAGATGCGAGCATCATCGTCGAAGACGTAACGATGCCTGGTAGAACTTTGTCAACGGTCGAGAGAAGAACCTTTGGACCTGTTCAGGAATTACCTTACGAAAGAACATTTGGTGGAGATATTGAGGTCGTGTTCAAATTGATGGGATCAAGTAATGATTCTTTTAATATAAGAGTCGCTATGGAAAAATGGATGGATGAGATTATCGGTGGAGGTCTTAGAGATACAAATACGGGTATGATCATGCAAGACAGAAAACAATATGTCTGCGATATGAGGATTCAAGTATTTTCACAGGACTTTAAAACTCCGTCATTATCCCTGAGATGTTTTGAAGTTTTTCCAAAAACAATAAACTCCATATCATTGAGTGATAATACAACAGACTCATATGTACGACAGTCGGTCAACTTCTCTTATAGAGATTATGAAATAGAATGAAAGGCAAATCATTATGAAATTATCAGGTTTATTAAAATCAGAAACACCCACCTATAGTTTAACGTTACCCATAACTCAACAAAAAGTAACCTACAGACCGTTTAGGGTGAAAGAGGAAAAGATATTACTTCTTGCCTTAGAGGAGGGGTCAGAGGAATCTTTACTTCGTGCAGGTATAAACTTGTTAGAATCCGTATGTGATAATATAGAGTCAGTCGGAGATTTACCCATTTGTGACTTCGAATATTTGTTTTTGAATATTCGTGCAAAATCGGTCGGAGAAGTTTGTGAACCAGCGATCAACTGTCCGCACACGGGTAAAAAATCGAAAGCAAAAGTTAATCTTCTTGAAATTAAGCCTCCAGACACTTCTAAAATTAAAGACCGTAAACTTAAGTTATCTGATAATGTTGGAATTACCATGAAATATCCGTGTATAAACTCGCTCCTAAATTCTGATAAGGTTGATACGCAAACTGATAAGTTAATTCAAACAATAGCACAGACCATTGAAGAAGTATGGACACCAGATGCATCATACAAAAGTGATGAGCATTCTCTTGAGGACATTGTTGAATTTGTAGAAGAGATGTCCACCGAAGACTTAACACAAATTATGGAATTTTGTGAATCAGTACCGTCCCTAACTCACACCGTAAAATACTTCATCATAGATGAGGAAAAACATACAAAGGAGGAATACGAGATTACGCTACGCGGACTGAAAGATTTTTTCAGTTAACCCTTTCTCACGCATCTCTGAGAACTCATTACGTTCTCAACTTTCAACTGATGCAGCATCATAACTGGTCACTTGAAGAAATAGAATCTATGATGCCATGGGAAAGGGAAGTTTATATTCTTCAATTGCAAAAATGGTTAGAAGATGAAAAGAAAAGAATTGAAGCAAGAAACTCTCGTATGAAACGATAATGGCAAAAAAGGTAAAAAAGTCTACATTTAAAATACACGCCTTTGTAGAACTAGGTGAGGGACGTATCAGTGCTGAAAACGCTGGTTTGTTTGATGACTTACTTGTTGTTGATAGCGTAAGACGTTTTGATGAGGAAAAAAGTAAGGTTATTTTTAAAACAACCAAACCAATGTCAAGAAAACAAGTTGACGAAATCGCTCAACGTTTTCTTGATGCGGGTGATGTCATAGAGATTGAAAAAATCGTTGACACAAAAGATTCTGTATTAAAAAGAACAAGAGATATTATTAGAAAAGGTGTGAAAGAAAGTATTGTTGGTCAGTTTAGAGCAATACCAGGCGTATCTTCTTTTCTTGAGGCAAAAAAACAAAGAGCAGAAGAAGAAAAATTCAAGCCCCGTACACCCGATGATGAGGGTGAAGCAGACGCTGATGGTGTTGGAGGTGGAGCCGTAGGGAATATAGGTGAAATTTCTAATATTCTACAAGATGGATTTTCAACTACACTTGATGCGATGATAGATGAGATACTTCCTCCAATTGTTCACATTGATGAACTATTAACTGACTACTTTGCGGGATTACCCACATCAGCAGAGGAAGCAGAAGAGAGAAGAGAGGCTAAAAGATTATCGAAAAAAGAAAGTGACGATAGAGAGGATGAATTAACGGCAGCGATGGGACTTGCAGGCGCAGGCGATGGTGATAGTAACACACTCGTTGAGGCATTAGGAGACGCAGCAGGAAGTATACTGGAGGGAACTCTTGTTGATGACGCGATTGCTGCTAGAATCGCTACCCGTGGACTTGGTAGGGGTGCTGCTGGTGCTGCTGCTAGGGGTGCTGCTGCTAGAGGTGCTGGTGCTGTCGCTGCTGGTGCTGCTGGAAGTGCTGCTGGAAGTGCGGCTGGTACTGCGGCATCTGCGGCTGGTGGTGCTGCTGCTGGATCAAGAGCCAGAGCAGCAGGCGCGGCAGTCAGAGCAGGTTTAACGTCATTCATGACTTTGATGGGAACCTCTGTTGGTGCTGCATCAATCGCTACTGTTGCTGGAACCGTTCTCGCTGGAGCAGGAATAGGTTATATTTTAGGTACAGCAATATTTGATAATGTAATCAGTCCTGCGATGGATAAAAAATTTGAAAGGGATCTTGCTCGGATGAACAGATCATCAGCAAGAAGCATGGGTGTTGCACAAACAGAGACAGGCGAAGATGCATTTATAATAACTGATGAAACTGGTAAAGAAAGAATAGTGGGTCGTAGCGAAGTCACTGATGAAATGATTGAGTCTGGTGAGGCGCGAGCCGCTACGTTCTTTACTGATCCTAATACGGGTCAAAGAATAGGCGGTGCATTCGGTGAAACTGTTCAAACTGGTGATGTAGGACCATCCGTAGCAGAACAGGTTCAAGCAGAAGATCCAGCAGCAAGAGCATTATCAGCGAGATACATTACTCCTCTTCGTATTTTAGAGGGAAGAATGGCAGCGATTGCAGATCAAATTGTAAATGAGTCGGACGAGGGAAAGAAAACACAACTCAAAGAAACTTTTAGGGATCTTGCAAAAGAGTATTATACTAAGGTCGAACAATTAGAAGATGATTCTCTAATTAAGAGAGACTTAGGACCAGATAGATTCAATCAAGAACTTGAAAATTTAAAATCAACCATGTTTTATAAAATGGGTGATAAGATGACAGGTGGGTTTCTTGGTCTTGGAGCATCATTAACTCCTCGTATGGGTTTCGGTAGTTTTCATGAGGCGCTTCAAGAAATCGCTTCGGGTAATGTCGTTGGTGTTGATGATACAACCACTAGTTTAGGCGCAAATACTGGGGGGTCATTAACAACCACTGTTATAAATGCGAATAATGATGTTGAAAATGCTAGAGGATCTGAAACGACACAAAATAATAGTGTAGGTATGGTAAATAATACTCAGTCTAGTATAAACTCAGTTCAAAATACGACTGTTTCTGGAGCGTCCACTCAGACACAAAACGGATCATTTAGAGCATCTGCATCTGAGTCGATGCGAGGACAACTGCTTGCGTAATAAAAAAGAGGGCCCCGAAGGGCCCTCTGAGAGAGAAGAATAGCGTAGTATCAACTATTCTCGTTCATCAAATCCTCAAAATAATCCATAGTGGATTGCTTATCACTTGAACCGCTCTCTGTTGAATCACTCACACTCTCGGAAGGTGTGGGTTGAACATCCTCAATCGTTTTCTCCTTTACAGGAGCAGAGGCGCGGATATCAGTACCAACGACTGCATCAAGTTTTTCTTTCAATTCATCATATGACTTGAAAGTTTCAGGATTAACAAACTCTCCGAGTTTGTGTTGTTGATTCCAGACACGCTCCAAAGCGGAGTCATCACCCTCAAACAATTCTGTCGATGGAGCAAACTCAGACTTGTCGTAGTTTACATAACCACCAACTTTACGAATCTTCAATTTGAAGTCCGCACCACCCCAGAAGTCGAATGGGTTGAGCGGTTCTTCATCTTGAAACTCAGGTTGCATCGCTTCTTGGATCTTATTGAAGATCTTTGGACCAAAACGATAGAGGAAAACTTTACCCTCGTTATCAGGGTTTGCAGGATCAGAGACAACCATGATGTTAGACACATACCGTGTTTGACGCTTACGGGCGCGAGCGATATCTTTGTCAGACTCAACACCGCTGTTCCAAAGACGACTGTTCATTTCAGAAACAGGATCTTTTTCATTCAGTGTCGTGCGAGACTTTTCGATGTACCAACCGCCTGGACCTTGGAAAGTATGCTCGTAATACTTAGCCCACGGAAGTTCCTCTCCCTCACAAGCAGGAAGAAAACGAATCACTGCGTATCCGTTACCAGATTGATCTCGTTGAGGCATCCAGAAGCGATCATCCTTGTAGGACTCCTTCTTATTCATTTGTTCTAACTTCGCAGTTAGATCCCCGATGCTACTCTTTGAACGCTTTTTAAAATCAGAAAATGAACCCATATTTTTATCCTTTCCGCGAGGAACTCCCCCGCACTAAACTTCGCGGGAACTCCCCGCTTCGATGTATTTATACCATAAACGAAAAACGATGTCAACTTAAAAAGGTAGTTTTGGTTTCTTTGAACGGATTAAGTTTAAGTCTCTGCCTTCTATTTCAAGTTTTTCTTTAATAGGCTTTGTAAGAAACTTACCTATTACCTCGATGTCAATCTCGTTCTCTTCCGCCACTTTAACAACAGCGTCTATATAAGATGTCTTGAAGTTTCTTGCATGACTCTCGACTTTTTCCGATACGTCTTTTAATTCTGGTATACCCATATCAACTCCTTTTGTTGAATTATAAGGTGTGTCAGATTCAGGTCAACTATTTTTCCTATATATTTATGTTACTTACAGGAGATATCAAATGGGATTCGAACCATACCTAGCGTCAGGTCAAACAGGTGATAATGTTATTATTGGTGGTGCTACTTATACAATCGCAACTGACTTTGGTGCAGGTGGTGGAACAGGTTTTACAGGCGCACACGTTCAAATCGTGAAACCTGCTTGGGGTGATACTGATACAGTTAATCGTGTATCTAGGATCAAACCACTCCCCGTTCAAATCATGGGATCTTCAAACTCCCACACAGGATATACGGGTGCGATTATCGATGCAGCATCCGAGGCTCTAAAAGTAACTGGTGGTGTTCGTCTTGAGAACGAAAGAATCAAGATCGGTGATATGGGTAATCATAACGCCAGAACAAACGTTACGGTTACATCTATAATTCAAGTTGTTGGTCCTACGTTTGGTAAGAGCGGTCCTACCGCTTACGGTCCTGGCAGAATCAGTGAAACGCACTTTGCTCCAGTGAAAGTTACTGGTAGCGTTCAAAGTGTGGGAGCAGACATGGTTCCGTTTAGCATCACCTTTGGTTCGAAGTCTGCAAAACCAGAGATTCGTAGTCTGTACGCTGGTCCTCTGGGTTACACGGGAGCAACTGGTTATAAATTAACAACCGAAAACAGACGAACACTCGAAAAAGATATTGATACCGTTGCAGTTCAAGGTATGCGACACGGCACTCCTGTTGGAATTACAGGGACAACGGGTGGTTTACAAATTCGTAAATTACAATATCCATCAAACGGTGTTCCGTCATCGTTAGAAACTGCTTTCCAAGGTAACACAGATGGTGACCGTGTTGGTATCATCGGTATCAAGGGTGCTACCGCAGTTGAAGTCACTGGTGGTGTACGCTTATCTCATATGCCTGCTGGTGGTAGTTTTGAAGTAAGAAGTCTTGAATATGGAAGAGACAACGTTGCAGTTGGTGGTTTCGACGGATCTACCGCTGCTCATGTTAAGATCTTTGACTCAAGCGGTAATCCTCTTGGTGTATCTGGTAACGGAGCGTTGAAAGTTGCGATTGATAACGGAACATTCACAGGTAACGTTACCCTCAGCACAAATGTGCATGTGAAGAATGCTACAGGAGATGGTCTTAAGATTAGAGGTATCACAGGTAGCGAAGTTGTGGTCAAGGGACCGCTTGGTGGAGGTGCTATAGAAGTTGCAAGTCCATCTGGTTTAAACACGAGAGCGTTAACATCAGCGACCGACACAGTTAGTGTTGGTGGTGCGATATCAGAAAATGTTCAAGAACTCAAAACATCTTTGAATAATCTTTTCACAAACTTCTTCTCTGAACTTGGTATGAGAGCCGATACGTTCAATATTAGAAGTGATGTTAGAGATGTTAAAAATGATATTGATACGTTCTTGCGTACAGCATCCACAGGTTTCACTGCTGGTCAGCAAACTGCATTTAATGTTGTAGTTACAGAAAACAAACAACCACCAGCACTCGTCTCTGGATCTGTTGTAGTTTCGAACAATCCTCGTAACTTGGGTAATAATGTGATTACATCGGGTGTTCATATTCAGGCTGATCCATCTAATACAGGTTCGATTGTAATCGGTGGTAGAAGCACAGTCACCAATGCAAACACTGGTTTTACAATTGAGCCTGGAGAGAGTATCTTCTTAGAGATTAGTAATACGAATCAAATTTTTGCATCGAGTAAAAATAGATTACAGCAAACTATAAACTTCATCGGGTCGTAAATATGAAACCTTCTTCTCAACGAAAGAGAAAAGCGAAGAAGCAATCTGTTGAACAATCATATGTCGTACAAAAAACATTTGTATCGTTGGGTATGGTATTTCAGAGATCTGTTAATTTAAGAAAAATAACTCAAACCGATCTCAAAGGATTCCCGAATCGAGTGATCGTAGGATTTTCTAATCAAAGAAACTTAGTCATGTTTGAGTATGACAGTCTGAGTGATCATGACTCCGATAGCATATCAGGTTTTTTCTCTAATTTAAAAAGTGGTGACTCTTTTGAGATTCCAAAAGGACTTGGTGAGTGGACAGACGGAACACAAAAGAAGTCAGACATACTCGCTGGGACATATAAATTTAGAAAATATAAAAACAGTAGTTTTATAATTGCAGAGAAAGATAAACCATTCTCTGGTGAGATGTATCAAAAAGTTTTGTTGGGTAGACATTTTTTACGACCATTACAATTTTCAAAGGATCGTAATTTAAATAGTAATAAAACGTTGAGCAAAATACTAAATTATGTCAACGCACCGAGTTTTACAACTATGGGACTGGATGTTGGATCGGTTATAAAAATTGAAGGGTCACAGGGAAACAACTCACAGTTTACTATATTACAAATGAATAGTGTAGATGGTTTAGAGGAGATGGTAGTTACTCCGCAGATCAGCATCGATGAAGATCGTATTGGTATGGAGACTAAAATAAATCTCTTAACGGTGAATAAAAAATCTCCACAAGGTGTTACAGCAAATGCAAATATTTCACAACCCCTACGGGAAAATAACGTGATCAACCGTAGAACACCAGCAAGTGTGACGGAACCAGCGGAGATAGGTAGAAATATACGAAGACAAACTACAAACAGAAATGAAAGACCACCGACTCGATCACGATCTACTCGCGGGAGCGGTGGTGGAGGTGGTGGTTCTTCTTATTAGTAGCGACAGCGGGATTCGAACCCGCACTGGATGGATTTTAAGTCCACTGCCTCTGCCGTTGGGCTATGTCGCCTGAAAGCCAACGACTGGATTCGAACCAGCAACCTGTTCATTACAAGTGAACTGCACTACCGTTGTGCTACGTTGGCTAAAAGCGTATGAAATCCTTGGTGTATCGGTTGCTACATCCAATCGATTCCATATCAGCAGACTAAAACTTATCAATATCCCATAATTCACTGAGGTGATCCATTGACTTTGGTTCAGGTTCAGTTTCTAACAGCATACGAAAAACACCTTCTGATGAAACCCACTGCTTTAATCCATCCTCAGTTTGCACTAAGATCTGATCATCTTTTTTTTCGATGATCAAACCATGCGAAAGGCTGCTTTTCATAATAACTTTTTCACCAACTAAAAATTCACTCATTACCGACTCCTAAAATACTCACGCTCAAGACGACGAATGTTCTCACTTCCCTCCGCCATGACAATTTCACCAGCAGTCTTATGACCATAGATCATATAACCCTTACGTTCAGGAATATGTTTATCGACACACTTTACACAGTGATGTGTGCCTGGTGCTGCTTCAAGACGCATAGCAGGAATATCATTTCCACATTCGATACACTTCATTAGACACTCCTCGAATAGTGACCTTTGACTGTCCGACGCTCGATTGCTGCTTCTGCATCTTTACGTCCGCGACGAGACTTTATTGTACCTTTACCCCAAGCAGAGCGGACCACGGTGTGACGCTTCACCGCTGATCCTTCACGCTCTGCTTCAAGGTCAAATTGATCAATCACTCTTTTCGCCATCAAATAACTCCGCTGTGGTTTCTGCGTTCATACGGGACTCAATGATATCACGCTGCTCTCGTAACAGTTTAATAAATTCATCGAGTGTGTCAAGATCAAAACCACCACCTTGATCAGTTGCGTCTACGTTGTATAGGTAGAGTGCAGGGTTAGCATCACAGTCATTTGTAATGGTATACTTAACATTGATTGATTCGTTGAATTCCATTAGATACGATCCTTATAGATGTTGGGAAGAGAACCGATTGCTTTTAATTCACGCATTGTCTTTTTCTTTGCGTTACCTAATTGTTCGATGCTCTTTTGTTTACGTCGATTCTTACGCTTACGATGTTTTGCTTTTACATCAATCTGCTTACTATTAGGCATCAGAACGCTCAAAGAAAAAACCAACAAGGAAGAATGAAGGAACCCACAGACCAACGTAAGTGGCTTCATCAATACCCCATGCGGAATAGGCGAAAACTGAGAAGGCGATAGATCCAAAACCAAGACCGTAACAAATTTTTGCGAGTGTATCTTTCATAATAATCTCCTTTTCAAAAGTGTAACGAGTTGAACGTTACATGTCAAGTCATTTTTTAAACTCCCCAAGCAGGACTCGAACCTGCGACATATCGGTTAACAGCCGATTGTTCTACCAACTGAACTATTGGGGATCTGCCCTCCGAAGGAACGCTCTCGGCAGGATTCGAACCTGCAATCTACTGATTAGAAGTCAGTTGCATTATCCGTTATGCTACGAGAGCCGAAGATTAATACTTCAGTCTCGAACCATTACCAGAACGTGATGTTCTTGAACGAGATGCTTTTGCTTTGACTTTACTCTTGCGTGTCTTTCCACCTTTAAGAAGACGTTGGACATGCGCCTGTTGTGAATTAGTTAACCTAGCCATTAGTCAGTCGTCAACTTCAAACCGTCAGCAGCGTTGATAGCGGCAGACTCAGCAGCAGTTGGAATCGTCAAACCATTTACGAATGATTGTGTGTATTGATTACGAAACTCTTCGACAGGATTCATCATGAACACGACATGAATATCCTTGAAGTCTACACCATTCTCTTCTGCATCACCATAAGGAAGGTATGGAGCAAGACCAATACGACCTTCACCAGCAGGTAAAATAATTGCAGGCTTATCAATATGAATACCTGTATCGGTTTCTGTAACTTGACCGATCAACTCTTCACCACTGTGAACACGAACAATTTTTACTTCACTCATTTTGAATCCTTTTTCTTCAACTCTTGAATCCACTTCTTAGTATCAACGCTTACCACGGGAAGTGGATTTCTTTTTCCCTTGAGGTACGCTTTTTGCATTTGATTGTGTGTGTCTTTTCCTGTGCTTATCACCGAAAACCTTCTCCCAATTTTCATCCCATTTACTCTGGTTTACTTTTCGATATGTATCACCTTTACCTGCGCTCATTGTACCTTCTTTCAGAGTGTTGTCAATAAAAGAACTGATAAGATTTCTCTCATCAGTCCCAAGTGTTATTTGATTGAAATTTTAACTGGTTTCTTTTCTTCTGGAACATTTCTATGAAGATTCACAGACAAGATTCCATTACTCATTTTTGCATCAGAAACTTCCCAGTATTGTGAGAGTGGGATTCTTGCAGTAAACTTTCTGCGTGCGATTCCTCGATGCTCATATGATTCCTCAGCGTTCTCATCATCACTTGCTCCTCCACAAACTTCGAGAATGCGAACATTCGTTTCAGTAGGCTTAACAGTAATATCAATTGTTTCTTTATCATATCCAGCAAGAGCAAACTCCAAGACTGCGTTATCTTCATCAATTCGTAAAAGGTCATACGGCGGAAATGTTTGTGTGCTTCGTGACAGGGATTCAAACCAATTGATGTCTTCCCAAAATTTTTCCGACAGACCGACAAAATGTTGTGTATTAATCATTCTTTTCTCCTTTTCTAAGCGAGTAATACTTGAGTCCTGAACATCAGCAACTCACATTATTTATATGAGAATAGGGCCGAAGGCATCCCCTACTTCGACCCTATTCAGTGATTCGTGCCTGGGGTGGAGTTCAGTTTACCACCATCGTTCGGGATCACACTGCTGCTATATCCCTACTAGAACCTCGTCTATCCTATCTCAGTCACTTGACCGTTGACGCGGGAACGAGTACCTTTGTCCGCATGACGAAAACATTTTCAGTCACCAGGCTGGAGCGAAGTGATCAAACTCACTCCATGATTCATATTCGATTGTCGCCCGAGGGCTAGAACAGAGGTGGGTCTTTCAACCCACTTCTGTGATATCGATGACTAACTCAAGCCATCATAAAACGGGAACCGTCTTGGGCGTAACCGTAGGTACGGTTGCCTGGGTGGGTGTCCACCATGAAGTAACGAGTCTTACCCGTTGAAGTTTCTTCGGAAACGATTTCCCAGTTTCCGAACGCTTCGACCATCGACTTCACATCGCTAATGGTAGCACGAAGGTTTGCAATACCAAACTTGGCACGTGCTTCGTTAGTAGTGATACCCTTGTTCTTACCACCACCGCTGTAGAGGTAGTTGATCAAACGACGCTTCTTAGAGAGATTGTTGGACATAATCAAAATCCTTTTCGGTGTTTTCAACATTGAGCGACTCGACCCACCGTTAGTCTTTGTCGCTGACATGTGTTTAGTTTAACAAGTTTAAAAAAAGTGTCAACCATTAAGTTGAGAAACTTTTGAATTTTCTTCTTTTGCGATTTGAATGCGAAGGCTGTGAATTTCTTCATCAATACGGCGATTGATTTCATCATCAGTGCCATAAAGATTATCATACGCCGTAGTAACCTGATCATCAACATAACTTTTGATTCGGCGTTCACATCTACGAATGAGATATGAAACCAAACCGATACTTCCGCATACAACGACAACAGTTTCCAGAGGGATAGTAATTTCCATTATAGTTCTCCTTATGAACGACTATGATCTCGGTGGGGCTCGAACCCACGACTCACGGATTAAAAGTCCGTTACTCTACCAACTGAGTTACGAGATCCAGAATTGGTAGTCAGGAAGTGTCCTCCCTGCTACCTTAACAACATTTATTGAAACGTTGTCAAATCAGCATGTTTTTTGTCGTGCCCGAACCATACCTTTAATCATTAGTTCCATGTATTGTAGTCTTGCGAGATTGTATGTCAAGACTTATTTTGGAAGTGGCGCTTCGTAGAAGACTTCCAGTGCAAGTGCCTTTGCAAGTGCGTGTTCGGCTTTTGCACCCTTTGAGGATTCCCATCCTGCCATCATATAAATGGCAGTGCATTTATCACAAATCGCCACCATGTCTCGTTTCAATGCATCTCGCATAAACTCCTGATCCTCATAATTAATATCTGGATTGAAGTCATTCGGATCGCTGTCTGGTTGAAACTGCGTTCGATCCATATCTGCGGGATTTACTACATCCCAACCTTGGGCGCGAAGCACCCGCGTCTGTCGGTCAAATGCAGGATAGTTATAATCGTGGTGACCACGCATTGGTCCTGCAACATAAATTGTTGGTTTTCTATTCATCATAAAACTCCTAGTACGCCGTCTTGGAATCGAACCAAGTTTACACGATTATAAGTCGTACTGAGAAATGCCAGTTCCTCCCACGGCGCGTTGTTCTTCTAACTGTCTCCATTCACGAACCATCGTTCTATATCTTTTATCTGTTCGTGCAGCATCGTAAGCACGTTTGAAGATTCGTGCAGACTCCGCTTTTTCACAAGTCATGTGATCTAACTCTTGGGGTTTGATTCTACCCTGATTGTCATACTTCTTTCCGCTTCGATGATTTGCATAGCGCCTTGCTCGCGTCCATCCCATCATAAGAAACTTGCGAGACATGTCAGCCCCAACAAAATCACCCACATCCAAATACCCATTGAACATAGCAGTAATAGTATTCGCTGATTTATATGCAATTTCTGGTGTACGGAATCTCCAGTGTTTACAGATTTTTGATTTGTATGGTTCAACTAAAAGTACCCCCTGTTCTCCTCTACCGATTCTATATAGTTCAGGTTGATTCGAAAAATCGATTTTGTCATAATCAAGTGTATAATCAAACTCAAGCATTTAAATAATCTCTTTACTTACCTACCATATGTTCTGTGCAAAAAACGGGACTATGTTCTTGAATAAGAATACATTCCATCTTCTTCATGACAGCATCAGCAACAAAGCGGTCAATCTCACGGTCAATGGTCATGAAATTGATATTCCAATTATTGATATCTTCGTCACATTCGTACATCTTTCTAGCAACGGGAGAATCTGATGACCTTTTATTCTCTGACATCAATGCTTCTCCCTTATTTTGAAATACAGAAACATGTCTTGCTCTTCTAGCATTGAGATTACCCATACCGATATACATTACTTGGTCATGATGAAAAATCTTATACATCCCAACATATTGCTTTCCGATAGAATTCACTATCGGTTGTGATTCGTGCCATTTTTTTTCCAATTGAATCTCTGCAAGTCTTTGTAGTGAATCAACCACCGTAGAGTTCAACTGACTAACTTCTGTGTCAACTAAAACGGTCACTTAAACACTCTCATTATGAAAGGTCATACGAGACTTTTTGGTGCTACAATGTCCTTCCTCATTGATGTCGAGATAATTTGTTTTCGCACGATCATCATCAAAACCCAATCGATAGTTCACTTGGTCTACACTCATGTCCTGATCGACAGGTCTTGAACGTGGATGTGTCCAACGGACTTCAATATCACGAATAACTTTTTTAGCCTCTTGGATCGCTTCGTTTTCGTTTGCTCCAAGTGGAATGTCAATGTGTAGTCTGTATTGTGTCATGTTAAACCTTTGGAATATCTGATATGAATTTGTGTTCGATTATATCCTTGCGAGATATTTTAACCCATCCAGATTTATTGTCAAGATTATTGTCATAGTTTTTGTTCAACGCCCACAAGATGATGTCATCAGATTTTTGTGTGACTCCAACTCTAGAGTATTGTCGTGACTCAGACGATGGTAAGGCGTTTTTCGAAAGTGTTCCTACAAACTTTACAAACTTTTCTTTATAAGGACACTTCGATCTTACGGTAAATGATACGAGTCCCTTTTCGAGTTCATCTATAATCCTACGACGATCCTCGACAATTTTATTTTGCCTAGGCGTATGATTTGTTTGACCACAACCGCATCCCATTAGACTTCTTGCTCTTTCTCCGTTTTGTTTACTTTGACAGTCTTCATCGTAAACTTAACTGTTTTATTTCTTTTTTCAACTTCTTCATTCCAATATGCAATTACATCTCTTGGATTTTCGAGTTGTGTAAGTTGGTATGCAAAAACCGCTTCGCGGGATCTTTGATTATAATTTTTGTCAACACACCTTGCAGGACCGTTCGCCTCAACACCACGAAGATCTCCGTAATCAAACATTTCAGAATCTACAAGCACAAGTAAGAATCTCTCGTCCGACAATTTTTGTTGGGGTGGTGGTGGAGGGGGATTACCGCGAGCGACCTCTTTGACCGCTTCTGGTTTTTTCGGCTCTTCCCGCTTGGGTTCTTCGCGTTTGATTTCTCTTTTTCTGAATTCCATGATTAAGATCCCTCATTATCTTTTTTGTCAGTGACGTAGATGTATATTGCTCCGATTGCAACATATACCAAAACACCAATTTCAAATGCATCTGCTAAAATCATCAGTATTATTTATACAGAATATTTGCAACCTTCGTCCAATACTTTTTCGTTGACTCTTTACGATATCCATTAGGACCGCCATTATGAATGCGTGCGATATCTTCAAAAGTTACAGGTCGCTTCAATCGATTCTCTGTAGCATATCGATTCATATAAGCGATAACGATTTCGTGAGCATAATCGCAGTTGAAACAATCATTATAACTCCCACCAATATTGCTAAATTCTGTAGCATCCTGCCAGTAATCTCTCCAGATCTGGTAGCATCCAATCGCCTGCCCGTGATCGCCAACAGCATCAGGATTACCATTAGACTCAACAATCCGTATAGCAGCATACAAGTCCTCCAGCGTCACTTCATCCACTTTTTCTATGTATGAATCTAACGTGTCGTTTCTTGTAAAAACTACACCCGCAAGCGGTTTAGGTGGAGTCGTAGTCTCCGCAACGGGTTGTGATCCCAAGTTTCTGGAAACATTGTCAACCACATCCATCACCATATAGGTTCCACACATTGTGAGGGAACCAATCAAAAATAAATTCGACCAATCAACTTTCATTTTTCAACCTTTCACGTTGTTTCCATCTGAGGTAATCCAGAGCGATTGCGCCTTGTGCGCCTTCTGCTTCTTGCTCCCCATCCCCACGCCATTTGTTTCGCACCCACTGACGAACATGTACGAGTTCGTGAGCGAGAGTTTCTGCAAACGATTGCAAACTCTGTTCGGGGTGAACCCGAATATGAAATCTGTTCTTACCGAGATTTGTGCAGTCACCCCAACAATCCATACGATTGTCGTATTCACAAATGATCTTGACCTTACCGAGTTTATTCTCACGAATAAACCACTTCGTCATATCATTCATAAAATCTTTTCGTGTTTTACAACCCTTATAAAAGTCCACTGCATTTCTCCGCGATTTTTTTATGAACGAGAACCCATACTCGTAACCTGATCTTGGTACTTCTCTTCCATTTTCAGAACGTAGTCCATTCCCACTTTCGTGTCTCCAGTCGATCTCGCTTCGTAATGCATCGCATTGTGCTTCCACAATGAAACCGCATCGCTCTTCGTCATATAGTTCGTGACTCCCGTAGGGGAAACAACGAAGAAATCGACATCGAGTTGATGTTCTTTTGATTCTGAAAGATCAATGAAATTCCAAGTTTCATAGATGCCATTTTTCTTGTAGGTTTGTGTGTGCTTCTTGAGATTCATCGTGCAGTCTCCTTCACCATTACTGCTTCTTCGATCCAATGTCGATGATTTGAATGACTCGCACTGAACCATTCATATTCTGCGAGAGGAATACCAGCGGAAGTGATATCGCCATTTCTATCTGATTCGTAAATGAAAGTTTCATTCACACTGATTCCTCCCCACTGCGGATCTTGTGCGAAGTACGCTGCACTTGCGATGAAGTATTGATCCTGAAATCGCCACAGTGTTTTATAGTGACGCTCATCAATACGATCACCCATCGCATTCAGTTCAATCGTGTCAGTGACAACACCAACGAAAGTTACTTCTGGTTCCATTATTTCTTCTCCACAAACCCATACTTATCGACGAGAACCTTCCAGAGTTGCACTGCACTCTCTTTGGAGAATGCTACGCTCTCCACGGCAGTCACGGATGGAAGATCATTGTAATCAACGTGTTCGTGAACATTCGTAGGAGTCACATCATCGTGCCACTCATGGTTGTGTCCATTGTCATACAATCGAACGAATGCGTGTGCAGGGTAGTGTTCAGTTGCCTCCACGATACGAAAGTTATAGTATCGGTTTGGATTACTGACCAGTTCCAGAGTGTAACTCTTTGGTTCTGGTTCGATTTGTCTGTATGGTGGTTGTGTAAAGTTCTCTGTCATATCGTCCAAGATTTTCTCCATTTCTGAAATCGTGTTGATAGCGGAGTCGAGCAAAGTCACATTGTTTTCTTCGTTCATGCGTTTAGTTTACTCAATTCTTCGATCTTGTCAATGGTGCAAGTAAGAGAATTTGCAGCCATACGATTGCGAACCATTGTGGTACGCCATATGAAATGTTCGTGGCGAACAGTGTATTCAAACTGGCGATGGTGAGAAGAGGAGTCCCAACTAGGAGTCCCAGCATAATGGCGATAAGTAGTATATTACTTTTCATAATGGATTCCTTACCCCCAACTACTAAGAAGTTTCAGAAGCATCATAAATCCAGCAGGATGCCAGTACCAACGAAGAACGTCCACCAGTTCAATAAAGTCGTATTCGTTTCCAGTCATTTCATTTCTCCTTTTTCGATTTTGCTCTGGATCTTGTTTTGATAACGATTTTCAATATCTCTCGCTTGATTCTTAATGTGTTGCGAAATTGTATAGATCGAGAGAGCGGTATAACCAAGCATGATTCCGCTGATGATATACATGAGTGTTGGGAGATAATTTTCCATAAGGGATTCCTTATAAAGTTTTTGGTTCCAATTTGCTAGGCCCAGGCTCGGCTAGGAGTCCCAGACCCGTGGCACTGTTTGTCACGCCGTAACAGGTACGTCCGTGTGTGCTTCGGTTACAGGTGTGTCGTCTGCACTCCGACTCATAAACTCTGCATGGGCAGTTACGACTTCGGGAATGTTGAACACACCTCGACCTGCTCTACGGGATTGGTCGTGGGTAATCCAGTTCGGAATCCACTTCTTACCCTTATGAATCATTGACACAGCACGAAGTTGCTCCCGCGTAAACACAGGGGTTGTGCAGTCAAGTCCGACAGTAGGTGCAGCAGCGATGATCGCATCGACGTAACGTTGTTGTTGCTTACTCAGCATGGTTTTCTCCTGGCATAAGTGCCTTGATAAATTCTTGATGGGTTTCGGATACTACTCGCATCCAGTCTTGTTCTTCGTCTGTGAGCATGTCTTGATCTGCTCCGACCAGACGAAGTTTTGCCGTAAATCCGTGGATTTGCATGGCATACTTTTTAATCAGTTCCAGCGGGACATCTTCGCTCGTGAGCATCTCGTTGAAAATCTGATTGATGGTCGATTGAATACCTTCCTCTTCGATCACCAGTTCGTTGATGGCGTCGGATGTATAGGTGGTACTCATACGAAGTTCCCCGCTCGGTCTTCGTCCGCAAGATAAGCGAATCCTTCTGCGGTCACTCCGTGTTCGTCCATGAGGCGATCTTCCAGATCGTACGGATCCCAGTGTTCGTCGTGAACATCGGCTTCGAGATCGAAGTATTCGTCATCGTCCAGTTCGATGGCATCGAGATCCTCATCGTCGGGATCGTCGTTGATAGCGATTTCGGAGAGGGTTTCGAGGATGGTGGGATCGTCTTGGTGAATCCCGTCCTCCCAGTCACAGCGTTCTGCGTAAGTCATGTGTTTATTTTACCTTTCGGGCTAGGGCTGTCAACATGCAATCTTGGAAATTTGTGGGGGTTTGATCCAAGCGTAGTTCAAACCGTTTACAAGATGGCTGAAATCTTCGAGCGATTGTGGGTCGGTGAACATCCACGATCGGCGTTGGGAATTCCATCGGGCGAAAGTGGCGATTCGTTTTCCACAATGCTGCTCAACGGCATTCTTATCCTTATAGCCAATGACGACTTCGAACGCTGGGTTCTCTCCTGGCTGGAGAGAATCCAGCATCATTCGAAAGGGCAGTCCGAAGACTCACCACCCTCCGCTGGGGTTTCACTCTCGTCTGCCATGACTACTTCGGCATCGATCTTCGTGTAGAGTGAGATGAAACCCTCTTTGGTTTCGTCATCGAAGCGGGAAACCGCCATGTTGATCGCGGTCATCTTGTC